CGCATCTCCTACAACATTATCAGCACTACTGTCCAAATGCCATACGCCAAGTGTATTCGCATCAATAACGGGTTGTGGTACTGCGGTAATACTGATATTAGTACCTGCTACTAGGTTATCTTGCGTGTACACGTTATCGGGCACATCACCGCTACCACCACCGGAAGCAATCTTCTCGTCTTGTTCGTTTTCGTGTTCTTTTTGTTTTTGCGCTCCAAGATAATCGATGCTCATAATAACCCCCTAGTCAAAGTTCTCTTCTTTTGCGGCTTTTTTGGTAGATTTTTTAGTCGTTTTTACTTCTTTAACTACGGGTTTTTCTGCTTTGCGGGCTTTTTCAAGTCCTGCTACATATCCAATAGACATAAATATGCCTCCTTATAATGGTTGCCGGAGTATTGCATCCCCCTACCGGCAGGGTCTCAGGACCTCGCATGGCCTGCAGATAAAACCATTATAAGAACATTTTTTGCTAATTGTCAAATTAGCTGTGCATGGCTAACATGGTGTATTGAAACGGATTCATACAGTACCTCGCTTTGTTAAGATACTGCAATTAGACAAAAAAATAGGGCAGGTTACATACGGAAGGATTACGACAATTTTACGACAAAAAAAGAGCGCAGTTACAGCTACGCTCTTTATCTATTTGTAGGCCAAAATTACAAATAGTTTTACATACCGATATATTTATTGTAATAGATTATATGTTTAAAAGCCACGCTAAGGGCCTTAAAAGCCTCGTAGCGAGCTTTTTCATTGATTAGCTGGTACTTTTATTATTTCGTCTTTTGTCATCATTTTTCAAGTCGTTTTGCAATAATATCTAACGAACCCTGCATCCTGGCGATACTTTGATTCGTTTGGGCCAAAGATTCTTTGACCGAATTGAATTGCGTTTCCAGTTTATCGGAGAGGTCTTTGTCATTTTCTTTGAGCGATTTCACTTCATCCTCCACTAATTTCAGCCGGTCTGAAACGTTCTTGATTTCTGGGTCAACAAGCTCTTCTTTGAGGGTCTTTTTAATCTTCAAAAACCACACAAAGATAGTCAGTAATCCGACGGCAGATATACCTGCGATATATTTAGAAACCTCTTCCATAGTGTTATCCTAGTCAAATTCTTCCTCTTTGTCAAGTTTTACTTCGGAGAGGTCTCGTATCTCTTGCCTTATTTGTTCAGCCCTCTCTTCTAGCCCTGCCAACTTCTGTGTATCAAACTCCGTCGCAGTACCATTTTGTATGGCACGAGTAGGGCGAATACTCTCTAAATCAATTTGCGCCAGCTCTTCTTTCTTTTGAGCAATAATGGCATCTTTATCCAGTTGAGCTATCTCTTCAGCAGTAGGCCCCCATGCTTCAAGTGCAGTTTCGGTTTCTTTAATTTCATAACCGTTTTTATGGTTTTGTTCTACGATAAAATCTAAACGGTCTTTTTCTTCGTACGGTTTTTGTAATGTCGCTTTGATTTCCATAAAATCCCCCTAGCTGATATATCCACAGGCTTGCCACATTAGTTGATAACTGTCATAAGCAGTATAGTAAAAACTTGTGGTAGTTAAAGAACCAATGTTAAGGTGTTCGTATGAGCCAGAAGAGGTACCAGGAATTAAGCCACCTGTTACGGTATAATTTGTATCTACAAAAGGTTTTAAATAGGTTACTGTTTGCTTGTTTGCAGAGCACCTTCCCCCTTGTTCGCACCACTTTCCAATAAAAGCACCGGTTGAAGGATTATATTCATTGAATACCTTATACCACGAAGTTCCATTATTATATACCTCTATCAATCTTCTAAAACCACTAGTTGTACTTACGTTTGACAAATCCACATCTGCCTTGCCGTTCAAGTCGGTTGCAATCTCGTCAATATCTACTTCTATTTCAGTTTTGGTAGAATTGGCTATTACAATGTATTGATACAACGGTTCAACCTTGTAAGAGCTGATGTCAATATATCCAAATGCACGCCATAATCCACCATTATTTCCGTGAGTATAATACGTACATCCAGTTGTTAATTTATAATTAAGATTTAGTGTGTTGGCGGCTCCAGCCGTATTTCCGTCTGTTCCTACACCAGCGAAACCATAATTTGTATCTATAAATTCTTTTGAGAAAGTGATTGATGTCCCTGAAAATGAACCACCTTGCTCACACCAACCGTCGCTATATATTCTATACCATGACGTTCCGCTAGAATAAGATTTAATCAAGTATCTGCCTATGCTAGACAATTTTGGCAATCTGACTGTATTATTTACTGAGTCATATACAAATTTCCCACACACTCCATAGTCAGCGACTGATTGTTGCCAGTTCGCTTCAGTATCAAACAATTCTGGATAATCAGACACTAACCCAGCAATATATGTTACAAACGCAGAATACGAACCGTTGGCTAGTAACGCCCCATCTAACAGATGTAAACCAGCATCTGTTAAAGGAATAGCGGATTGAACAATCTGCCCGATATTTCGGGTATCCAATGTAGGAGTTCCAGCCCCTGCAATCAATTTATCTCCTAAATATAAACTCATTACGCTGTCCTCCTAAAAATATTTACCACATAAGCTGGCGGTTGAACTGTATCGGAGTTGCCATAGATTGATGATGAACGAGAAGCGTTAATCTTAAGTTGTCTTGGTATATTACCACTGGTATCAGCACCACCGTTAGGATTTGATAGCACTCCGGAATCAGCTACATCTATACATCCAGTGTTATCTTGTAAACCTATAAATATTCCATGAGCTTCTCTTATATAAGTTGAACCAGTAATATTTGGCAACCCTGCTTCTATGGTAGTACCAGCAGCATGGTCATTATCGGCACCTTGCAATACTCTCCCACTGCTAACCAATACCCAACTGCTACCACTAATTAAAGTGCTTAAAGGACAAGAAGAATTTGTTGTAATATAAATTGAACCAACTGGATAGATTGCTTGTAAAAGGGCATCAGTAATATTCATGTCGTCGGTAACGGTATATAACGTGTTTGCATCTTTTGTAGCAATAGCATCATACTGCGCTTTTGTGCCAGTCCATCGTTTAATAGCATTAGAACTATTATTTTGGTCTTTTACTCCAATTACAGATATTGTATTCGAGGTAATATCTGTGCCAACGCCAGCCGTTAAAGCTGCTTGTTTGGCATTTAAGGCGTTCTGTAGGTCAGTTTGGTCAGATAGTGTACCAGTTATATTCCCCCACGCAGTAGAAGAGGTAGAACCTACCCAAGTACCATCACCACGCAAGAACTTTGTTTCATCCCCAGCAGCAGGAGCAGGAACAAGCCCTGAAGCACCAGCAGCAGATGACGTAGCACCTGTCATGGAAGAAACAGAAATAATAGTAGAAGATAGTGGCGGAACAAAATACTTTCCGTTTGCTTTGATGTATGTGTGATTAAGGTCAATGGCACCAGCGATATATTGTGTGTTTACAGCTACATTCCTACCGAAATAAAACGCCCCATAAATCGGGTTTGAACTAACTGCTAATTGCATTTCCTGCGTCCATAAATCCGCTGAAGCTAATTTCGTATATAATCGCAAATATCCATCTTTGTAGATATATCTAATATCAACCAAATTACCAACTGCATATTGAGTAACCCCTTCAGACCAACCACCAGCATTTTTTTTATAAAATGAAAATTTATAAGAAGGTGAGTATCTAATTGGATAGTCCCCGCCAGTAAATCCTAAAAAAACATTATAATTCCCAGTTGATTGTCCTACTGTAATTCGTGCATAACATTCTGTTTCTAACGGTTTTGCAAGATTTGAAGATGAAATCAAATATGACTCTTGACCAAAATCACTAGCTACTCCGTCTGTAATCGTAGGACTACCTACTACGGTATAAAAGTCAGAAACCTGTGCTTTTTCGAAAGCGACAGGCACTTTTGGAACAAGATTACTTTCTGTATATTGTCCTTCTATTTCTTCTTTGGTGGCGTAAGCATCTGCTGCATCTTCCGGTTGCAGTGCAGTAGCACCAGCAGCAGCTCCGCTACGGATGGTTTCTAAATCAGCAATCGCATTTTGTTTGCTATTCCAGGTAGTTTTGTCGCTTGCTGTAACAAACTTATGGATAGTATTTGTATCATCTACCAAATCAGCAGAAAGCTTGTTTGATGAGGTTATTTCACTCTGTAAGCCTGCTACTAGGTCAGCTACCGAAAACTCGATTGTAGAGCCATTTTGGAGCGTTAAAACCACTTTCTTGGTAGCAGAGTCATAAGAGCCACTAACTACAACGCTTTCCAATGGTAAATCAATCGTTTTGGCCGTACCAATAATGTTGCCATCTTGGTCTTTGAGATTGGTTGTAACAACAAACGTAGAACTATTGATAGATAAATCAATATCTGCAGCGTATTTTGTATTTTGTAGCTCTACAATCTGCCCATCTATTGTGCCTAAATGCTGCTGGATACTAGGATGTGCAGTAGAATCTTGATTGTGTGTGTTAATAGCGCCATCTACAGCCTGTTCAGCGGCCTGTGCTTGGGCAGCGGCTTGCTCTGCAAGACCTGCAGCATCTTCAGCGTCTTCAGCAGCTTCTTGGGCGACTTGCATACTCTGGTTAATGCCTTCAACGAATTTGAGGGCGTCTGTTTCCATCTCTCCATCTGGAACAACGGGATTATATCTTACTGTACGACCTAGCAAAGTAGATAGCTCTTGGCAGATTGCGGTTAGTTTATCTACCATACGCTCTACATCAGGCGATTTGAAGTTGGTGTTGCTGGAATCTTCTTCTTGGGTAATAGCAGTATTACGCCATAATAGCACGGAATCGCCCTGCGGAACAGGTGGTAACGGCTCAAGAGAGTCAGAAAAGTTGGCATCCAATGGTAGCGGATAGGTAACTTTCTTAGTTTCTTCGTCAAAAGAATACAGAGATGGGTCTATTTTGGAGACTTCTCCATCATGCTCCACAAATAGTTCAATTTCAGAAGCTTCTACATAAGGATACGGAAAATCCCATTGAGTTTGTACACCGTCAGCGACGTATACTATATAAACTTGTTGATTTTCAATCATATTACCATCCTCTGCTAGCAGTAATAGGGTCGAGCCAGTGCATTTTGTCCTGGCCGTCTTCGTTTAGATTCTGTTGCAATGCTTTTGACTTCATCTGCTCTGCATATTGCATAAGAGTTGCAAAACGTTGTTGGTCATGCGTAATCGGCATAGCCATATCTGCAGCGAGTTGGGCTACTAGGCATCTAATAAAAGAGGTGCTATAAGAGCTAGACTCGTCGGTTGCGCAGATATATTCGATAATAATCTGCTCGTCTTGGTCAATATCTTTGTCTATCTCTTCTGAGGTTAATGATTCCAGGTTACAGATAATTGCCTTTTCGTTGATAGAGGGAATATAGCGGATATCCCAATCAATCCCCTTTCGCATGTGTTTGCGACGAAAACGCTGAGATAGACTAACCACCAAGACCGCATTTGCTGGAATGCGATATACAAAACGCTGCTCTTTGGCATAATCATCTAGCTCAATGCGTTCAACAGGCTCTTCTACTGTAGCGAAAGGCCATTTTCCTTCCTCTAATACAGTATGTAGAGACATCTCGTAGAACTGCCTACACACTCTGGCTGCTTTGGTCGTCTGGTCGTCCAGAGAGTTGATTGGTTCCTCCCCGAGCAATGCTAGGGCCTGGTTGCAAATTGATGTCTTGGTTTCGTTGAGCAACATTTTGATTTTCCTCACTGTTAGTAAATAATTTTTTGATAGGTTTTGTCAAATTAGCCAACATCCCTGTTTTCTTTGCTGCCGGAACAGGACTATTGACATTTTGTTCGTCAATCGGTTCAGCGTTGTTAGCAGTATTTGCATGCGCTAGATTGATAGTTGGCGTGTTGCGCATAATATAATCCTCATTCTGCTTAGCAATATTACCTCGGTATATAGTTTGCAACATATTTGCCACATTGTTTACCGTATTCGGGTTATCTCTCCATCTGTTAAACGTTTTGTCTCTAGAAGCCACCGAGCTAAACGTCTTGTTTTCTGAGTCATACATAAGCTTAACTGCGGCCAAATATCTGTTAATACGGCCACGGTTGTTTGATTTGGAAGGTTCATCCATAAGAGTCCCATCGGATTTGGATATAAGCGCCATGGCTATTTCTTCTCTGTCACCACTCTTTATGGCTTTAAGCAAACTGCCCTTGGCATTAGGGTCGTTTAAGGACTTCTTGAGCTTGTTCGTGCCACCGGTATGCTGGACAGTCAATATAGCACTGCGCACATTAAGTGGAAGTTGGCTAAAGTAGCCTGGGGTATCTTCCCCATACGAGTCATCCATTACGAATGTGTTGTGCATGGCTACATAACCGGCTACATCTCTAGCCTGTTTTTTAGTTAAAGAGTTGACATCGGCTTGCAATAAGTCTTTTGGCACATCCACGTCATATTTTCTACGGAGTTCTTTTAATTGCTCAAGACCATTCTGCGTTATGCCATAGTATGTAGTTGGCGGGTCTTTTTTGCCATCATGTCTGGTAGGCGTTTCTGCGCCTTTGAAATGCCCCTCTAATACATATATGGCATCTAATGCTGCTTCGGAAATATAGTCATTATAAATAGGCATTAAAAGTCCTCCATTTGTTTAAGAGCTTTCTGTGCATCAGACTTCGCTCTACGGGCTTGTTTGGGGTCATATGTTCCACCAAGTAAGTTCTTTCCTTCCTTCTTGGACTGCTCAAAGCCACCTAGCAACCAGCTCCATGCGGCCCAACCAATCAAGGGTACACTCTTGAATGTATATCCTTTGTAAGACTTCCCAGAAATCAATCTAATAAAATCTCTGGAGACATTGTCAAGTGCCGAGAACCCTGGAGTGTATTGAGTCATAACGGCTCTTGCCAAACCCTCATTCTTCAGGACAGATAACGTATATTCATTAATCATAAGAACATGTAACGGAGATAACGCCGCACCCTTCCAAATATTCGGTTTCTGGCCACGCAACAAGGCTTCAACAACTTCTCTCGGTATACCGATTCCGATGCAGAACATGGCGAGTTTAGCCATTTGTTTGGCAGCGTACAGCTTACTACCACCAATTTTCTCTTGCATCTTGAAATAGTCGGCCATAAATCCAATCTGTCGTGTAGCTACAGTGGTGAACTGATAACACAGTTTGCCAAACGAGTTGGTTGTGTTGTATATGCCAGGGACAGACATTGCGTTTTGAGGCTGTAATTTGGTCAGCATATACCATTGTATGTATCTAGTATCATCAGTGCTATTACCTTCCATCAAATCCTTCTTGACTTGATTGCGGATTGCTTCACGCTGTTGTTTGGCACGTTGCATCTCGTTTTCGGACACGGATTGCGCAAACATCATTTCGTTGGCAGGCGGGAAGCACTCGTCAATGATAAGATTTAATTGCTTTAAGTCTCTTGCAAGGCTCTGCGGCACTGTTTGTCCTTCTTTGAGCTTTGCAGTTCTTGTGAGTACGTCTTTAGCATAATTGGTAGTAGCATTCAAGATTACTTCCTTGATTGCTCTATCAGTCCATTCAAAGCCGGACCATCCGAAAACTTTCTCGGTTAGCCTTTGCATAGCGCCTTTGCCTTCAATACGGAAAGCTTCGTTTAACTGCAAGGCACCGACATCAGCAAGTCTGGTAACCTTCTTATTGGAATTAATCACATCCTGTATTGCATCAGTAGTTGCTTTTATGCCGAACATGGTAAAGCAGAATTCCAAGTCCTGCAACTGGTTGATTGTACTGAACGGATTGCCGAGCGTAGTGATTTGGTTTACTTGGCGAACGAACTCAAGGATATCATTTTTCGCCCCGCTATCACGCTGCGATAAGCTGCGCATCTTCTCCCAGAAGTTATATAACACTTCATCTGGGATAGCACCAGCCGGCAACTGCGCTAGATAACGGCCAACTTTACCTCTTGCGATAACATCATCTTTTTCTTCGACGCTATCTACAAAAATGGCTTGACCGTCTTGCGAGAAAGTCGTTTTGCCGATTAGATTACGCATCATAATCGTGTTATAAGCCGCATCCATATATCTGTCTAATGTATCAAACGGATTTTCATAATAGGCAAGAATGCTAGGGTCTTCTGTGTAGTTATGTACCTTGCGGCGCATAAAAGATGTTACCTTGTTCTCGTCAGTCGTATTGCGCTGAAATTGTGAGTTGATTCCATCCGTAATGAGAACATCTAGCTCGGCTTCTTGCTCTGGCGTTAGCTCTTTAATGTTTTTGCGACGTTTATAATCATCGATAATGCGTGCTTTTTCTTTATCGATAAAGTTATAAGTATTTGAATGGCCGAAATATTCTTTGGATAAGCCAACGAAGTCTTTTACAGCCATCGGGAAATAGTCGCCATTATAAGCAAATAGCTGTTTAGGCAGGCCGGCAGCAATGAGAAGATATTTTACATCTTGCAATTCTTGTAGCACAGATTCCCATTGTTTAGCGAATTTATCTCCGAGTTCTTTTCTGATAAAATCGGTAGATTTCTTGTAACCGCCTTCTCCAGAACCAAGAACTGCATGGAAGTTGTTACGCCATTTACGCGTAGCTTCTCTCTTTTGCTCTCTAGACATTGCGTCGAATTTCTTATCTATCTCATTGACAACAGGTGCTAGTTTTTCGCGGAAGCGTTGCACTTTCATGGCTTTTTCGTAACCTTCTCGCATAATAATATTGCGGATTTCGTTGGAGCGGATTTCGTTGGAAATTTCTCCGGCTGCGCCTTCGAGAGATTGTAAATATTTCTTGCCGGTGCCGATGACCAGCTCTTTAATACCGGCTGAGTTCTTTATCGCTTCCTTGATGTGCTGCGCAAGAGGCTTTTCTTCGCGGAACGCAGCATCGTTTCTGGACATAGAAGCAGCAGCATCATTTTCAAAGAATATACCTGTATCACCTTGCATTAAGTACTTAGTGCCTTCAAAGTTCTCTTCCAGGTCTGCGCCCTGGATGAAAAAGTCTGTAGCGACGTTGATTGCATCGGAAGCAACGTTATTTGCAATTTCCGCGACAGCAAGTAGATTATTCGTACGTCTTGCTACTTTTAATAGCTCAAGATTCTTGTCTGCATTATTTGTCGGTCTCGTTTTCAAGAAGTTTTCAGTAATATCGGCCATCTGCATAATCATACTTCTGCCAGCCTCTACATCTTCCGGCATGTTCTTTAGCGCAGACATTTCTCTTAATTCTAGCGCTTCTTGCAACATTGAACTAGCGGTTACGCCTTCGAGTATAGCGCCGACATTTGAAATAATACGCTTCTTCGATTCTGCGTCAACTTGCGATTTCGTGCCGCTAATCAAAGAACCAACAAGCTGCTTGCTTGCCTTGAATTGCTCTTCTTTCATCTGGTTAATAAGTCCAGATAGCACCGGGTCTTGCGCTTGCCCTCTTTCGATGAATTGAGCAATAGCATCATTTACGGTTTCTTGGAATTGAGTTTCTGTGAGAATTTTGCCTTCACGTTGCATCAATTCAGAAAGATGTGCGAACATGGCAGATATCGGGGCGGCGTCATCTAGCAACCCTGCTTCTAATAACTGCGTGTCGACAGCAGCCATATAGCTTAATGAAAAGTGCCCATATTCGTGCAACGCAGTTCCGGGGTTCATTCTGTTAAGAACGATTAGGTTTTTGTCTTGTTCATAAAAGCTTTTTCCGGAACGGATGTTTTCGAGTTCTTGTTCTGTGTATGCGGGAGCTTCGCGGCCCTCATCTTCACCAATTCCGCTGTAACTTTCACTTTGGACGCCAGTGCCACGCATATTATCTGCGACAGCAAACAACCGGTCGATTTCAGTGCTATTGGGTTCGCGGTAGAATTCATCAGCAGTTTGCAGGAACCCATCCTCAGTTGCACCATCAATACCGAACGCATTAAAGACTCTGTCCCAGTTGTATCCGAATTGATTCATAAGCCACATGGCTTTAATGGATTGCGGGGCAAGCTGAATGTCTAGATTTGAAGGCATTTTATTGACAACTTTGCCAAGCATCTCAGCTTGCGTATCCGCCAATGCCCGTAAACGGTCCAAATTCGGGTCATATTCCCTGTCTCCATACAATTTAAGGTTGATGTCCTTGGCAATGGCTGGAGAGGTCTTGTTGCCAGATATAGCATCAGCAATATGAAATGCGAATTCTCTCGCTTGTTCAGGATTGAGTTTGTCAATATATAGTTCTTTTTTGATTTTATAAGTAATCGGCGACAACTCTTCGGGCAAGTCTTCTTTATAGAATATTGCGTGTTTTAAGTTTAGCACATTGGCGTGCATCGCCTTAACAATTTTACCAGGGTCAGAGTTCGGGTTAATTAAGGTTGAGTCTTTCAGCAATCCGCGAACAAATCTAGCGTACACTTTGGATTCTGCTTCTCTGGCACCATTCATTTTTAATTCATCTACAATGTTTTGTTCTGCCAGGTCCCATTTGGCCTCGTTTGCTTTAATAGCATCCTTGGAAGTCAAAGCATCTACTTGCTCTTGGGTGAAGCCATGGTTCATTAAAGTGTTCTTTACGGCATCTGCGTGAAGTTGAGTCTCTTTATCAGCACGGTCAATATATGCGACCATCTTATTAACAGAGTCGTGGAACGTCTCAACAAGTACGTTCCCATCACGCTGCAAGTTAATCATTGCACGAATAGCCTTCCAGCCGTTTGCTAATTGGGCATCCGTGATTTTACCGCCAGAAACACGTTTGGCTTCTTTGGTATAGTAATCTTTTAGTTTACCATACGCCTCTTCGTACGCTTGGGCTGCTTTCTTTTGGTCGGCAGAAAGGGTTTCATATTGCTTTTTAGCTTCTTCTTTCTGCTCTTGGGTAGCAGATGGAGACTCTTGTACATCGGCGTTAGCTTCTGCTGCTTTTACACCTGTGTTTATGTCTTCAGTAGACACATTTGACAACGAGTCGGTGAATTCTTCATTAACTGCGCCAAGATAGGCCATAGCAGCATGGTAGCGCATGCGACCAGCAGTGAATAAACCACCGCCCATGGCACCGGCTACCATAGATAGGCCGATTTCTGACATTATATCTACCCATTGCTTATCAGTGACGCCAAAATTTTGCGTAATAACGTTTTCAGCAAGCGTCTGCGTCCCTTCTTGCAGCGATTCAGGCAAGATATTTTGCATAATGTATGTGCGGAAAGCACCGTCTGCTCTATAAAAACGTTTAAAGAACTTAAATCCGGCAAACTCGAGTCCACCTTCTGCCATACCAGCCATGAAACCGATAGCATTCGCCTCGTTGATATCTTTGCCAGCTATGAGAGCTTGCGTGCGAATCTGGTTATACTGATTAAGGAATGATGGTACGAATACGGCTTTCTCACCGACGTTTGCCGCTAAAGCCAAACTAGCCTCTGCGCCACCATTTAGGCCAACGGTAAGACCAGCAAGCCTAGCTCCTCCTGCTGCCAATCCGCCAGTCAATCTACCAACGGTCCAGAAAGCCGCCAAAGAGCCAACGACGTTACCGGTCATGTTACCCATCATTGCGAACATGGATTCCTGGTCAGCATCAGTCGGGTTCAAAAGCTTATTGCCGAACTCTTGTACATTAGTCATGTCCCTGTCATAGGTCATAGCAGTCTGCATACGGCGTTCGTCTGCCCTTCTGGAGTCCTGCAGCTCTTTATATCTATATAAAACGTCCTTCGCTTCATTTGAAATCTGCATCTTTTCAATATTAGCAGGATTCAAAATCGCTTCGGAAGAGAAGCCTTGGTCTTCTAATTGTTTATATGCGTATCCAGCCTCATCAAACGCAGGTCTGTCCTTGTTTTCTTGTCTAAAAATATCCCAAGAAAACTCTTGATAGTTGCGGCCTTGGGCCTGGATGCCGTGTATTGAGTTTAATGCTATAGCACCAGCTGACTTCGGGGTCTCCGAAATGAAGTTTTCGGCGCCCAATAATAGCTGCTTAAATCGATTGCTTTGCTGATTGTCCTTGTTTAGCTCAGGTGCGAGTTCGGATACAAGCGCACCAAGATTATTTGAGAGCTCTGTAACGTGCTGGTCCATGGCCTCTTTGCGGCCTTTAACGTCGTTTACTCCGAACTGGCCTACTTGAATTTCGGCAGGACCGCCTTTGCCAATATTTTCCAAATGGAATTTGGGGAATCCATAAGCATCCGTGGTAACAAGAGGAGCACTTGGATTATTACCAGACATAGCTTGGTAAAACTTACGCGGGGTAACGCCCATCAACGGGTTATATTGAGGGGCCTGGTACAGACTTCTTTGCTGCATTTGTTCGTTGTTTTCTTCTTCTTGAGTTTGCAATAGATTACCTGCGATATTGTTTTCTTCTGGCATTTTAGTCCTCTCTATTTCCAATCAGTCGGCAAATCCTTCTTCGGAATTGCGTTGTACCACTGTTGTTGCACTTGGGCACTTCCAATATTACCATTTTTAGCCTGGTAAGAGTTAATCATTCCGACCAAATTCATCAAATTCTCAGGGTTTGCATCAAACATCTGGACATTTCCGTTTTTGCAGATAAAAGATGCTCCGCTGCGAGACAAGAAGATGGCGCTTCCGTTTTCGAGCCCTGTATAGCCGCCTTCTGGCTTGCTTATTTGCTTGGGGGCTTCGAACAATTTTCTCGGAGCAGATAGTTGGATAGATTTATTGGCCATCTCGTTTACAGAGAATTCATCTTCGTAAGCAGAAGGGTATTGTATCGCCTGTTTCGTGTATTCGTCATATAGTCTTGTTTGTACTTCGTCGTCATTAACAAGGAAGAACTTTGCTGGATTCTCTTTATTCATTGCACCAGAGCCAACAAGTAGCGAGAACGAATTTAACATACTATTTCGCGTAGACAAGTACTGACGATATACATCAGGAGTGGCTGTACCTTGTTTCAGAATATATTGGTCAAACGTTAACGGGGCATTGCCTTCATTTTCGCTAGCGAACTTACTAAAGAATTCTTTTGTTCTCTCGTCATATACATTTTCATTTAATTGTACTCTGGCGAGAGATGCAGCGGCTCCAGAACGAGCGGCCACATTGGAGAGGGATGTAGTAGCTCCAGATTGAGCAGACACATTTTGTCCATTTCCCTTAAAGAAATTTTTAACATCCACGACAGCTTGCGCTAACTGTTGGTCACTTGGAGCTACAGCTTTTGATATGGCAGATGTTATTGGACGAATAGCTTCAGGAGTTATCATATTGCTAACTTGTGATAACGTCCCGAATACACGATACGACTCCTGGCCATTGTCTTTTTGAAAGTCTGTTTGCCATCCACCATAAGCCTTTATTTCTTGCTGCACTTGCTCTTTCGATTTGCCATCATGCAGAGAAGCAAATACTTCATCAGGCAAAGCATTAACGAGCTCCAATGCCGTATAGTTAGCTACCTCGTTCCCAAAGGTGGTTTTGGGAGCGCCTTCCACTTTGACGGCAACCTGATTTCCATTTTTATCTTTTTCCCACTGCATCCTATCTATTTCAGTATCCATGCCTTTTGAATCGGAGTTGGGGTCTACGCCATATAGAGAGGCGGCTTTACCAAGTCCTGTCGAGGTAGCACTAATAATAGCTTCCATCTCTTGATAATTGACGGTAGGTGCAGTCTGTTTATAATTCCAGCCATATTTGAAAATATTAGATACAGCAGCTCCAGCTTTCCCGAACATATTGCTGTTTGTTTTCGGGAAATTGGAGATATATTTATTTAGCATATCCAAAGTGACCTTATCGTCTTTTGTTAGATTGTACTTTCTGGACAGTACTCCCCAATTACTGGAAGTATATACATCGAATCCTCCAGCCTGCCCTTCTGCAACAATTTTGCCGAGAAGATTGCGTCTTATTTTAGATAGTTCTTCGCTATCTGCTTTCTGTACAATCTTGTATCCTCTTTGCAGGAGTTCAGTAGGCTTATCTTTGTCGCTGAGTTGTCTTGCCTTGCCTTCTGGAGATACAACAACATATCCATTGCTTAGTAAGTTAGCAAACCGCAAGGCTTTAACATTTCCAAATAATGAGCGTCTAGACGCATTGTCTTGACCAGCAACCGAGTCAGCAAATGCAGCACGAACATCCTTTGGTAGCATGTCTTCATCTTCTGCATAGCCTACGTCTTTTAAGAGCTGGTACATCTCTTCCATCCCAGCTTTTGCGTATTCGTCGACAACGCCTTTTGTCCCAGAGCCATCATTGTTTTTGGCGTTTGAAATATGCTTGTACAACTCTTTTCTGGTTAAATCTGGAGCGTATTTATGCGCAACTGTAAAATTGTAAGAACCGTCCCCATTAAATAGCACACCTGGATTGGTTGCGGCAATCATGTCAAGCTTTTCTGTTTCCAGAGTACGTTTTGCCTCAATTCCCTCTTCTGCGTTAATTGTACCATCTTGAATGCCCTGGTTGATAAGAGCAAGAGATTCGTTGTACGCTGCATTGGAATTTACTCGGTCTGTTAGTTGGGCTAGGCGATTGGCCATAGCGATAGTGCCTTTGCTCTTGTAGTCCTTTACATATTGGTCGACAACTTCGTCAGGTAGCCCTTTGCGATTCTTATAGAAATCACGCAGCATTTGCTCCCCATGGGCAAACCCAAGATTCGGGTCATCTGCCATCATCTTGAGGGATTTCGCTGTGTCAGCCGAAGAAATTGAGTTTATCCGCCTTTCATTATCAGAAATCAAGGCTTGCCCCATCGACTTTTCTTGCAAGTTTGTTTCGTTTTGGTAATTAGCATACTGATAATTGGAAGCATTGCGGTTATTCCAGGCGTTAATGGACCGCTTAGAGCCTTCGCGGATATCAAAATTGTGCACTTTGTTAATTGCGGCTTCATACGTGTCAGACGCCAGTTTCATTTCAGCTTCGTATTTTGGCTGGAATTTGACACGCTCTTCTCCTTCTTTTTGGGCTAATTGAGTATTTAGTTCGGTAGTGCGCTCGTTGTAAATGCGTTCCGCTTCGTTGCGTTTGAAAGCGTCCTCTGCGGCATCATAACGTTGATAGGCATTGATTCCTGCTTCTCCAAGTCTGCCAAGAGCAGCCATGTTAGATTGTACTTCACGACCCATTTGCTGTATTGCAGGAGCCGCGTCAATCGCTCTTAAATTGGCCGTTCTGGGGGCCCGTACTTCACGCATTTCATTTGATAAAGGGATTGCCATTTATAATCTCCTAAAATTTCATCGCGGAATTGCCAAGACCGCTACTGATATCAATAGATTTATCTAAGTATGGTTGTAATTGGCCACTTACGCTATTATTCCAAGACGCTTGGGAAAACGGACCTTTAGCACCTGTGTTAGAGCTGATTCCACCTTTTTTGCCTGGATTAGGACTATAAGCGCCCAGTGCAGCAGTGCCGGCTGATAAACCGATTTTAAAAGCATTTCTAGCACCAGAATACTGCTTTTCCATCTGTCTATTAGACCATGCTTCAAAGTTGTATTGCAGGATATCGTTATGAGTCTGCAGTTCATCTTCAAACTGCTGGAGATAATAAGTGCGATTCAAACCGCTCTGTTTGGCTAGGTTGCGGTTAAGTGTATCTACAAGAATACGTTGGTCGCCAGTAGAAGTAGCAAACCCGCTGGCAGCCATTGAAGCACGTTGCACGCCAATAAGTTCTTGGCCTTGCTGAGAAATATTCCTCCTCTGTTGTCCTAGTTCTTCACTGCGATAAATAGAGCGACGTTCATAATCGGCTCGAGTAAGTTCGGCGTTCATCTTTGCGGTCTTTCTAGCTGCTTTATAGCTAGCCTTAGAGAATTTGTTGCTACCAAATGTGGAAATACCACCTAGAACACCCATTGCAATCGCTTTCCACATATTCTATTTCCCTCCATAGTCGGTTTGTATAAGTGTATCTGCTATTTCCATAGGATAAGGTTCTTCTTGGACGAACGAAACCATTGAAGACCCTTCGAATCTACTAGGTATTAAAACAGATTTTTTCCCAGATGTCAAATTGAATTCGTCATCGATGTCTGCACCGATTGGCTGCCATTCAATTTCCATCTTTTCATATTCTTTAACTCCAACCTTGAATCCGTACGAATTTAAGTAATAGAAGAATACCTTGAACGGTCTCTTAACTTCATAGTTTGTCCTAGAATACTCCGATGTTTGCACGACTGGCGTTAAGAGGGTAGCCGTGGAAACATAAGAAGAACCAACTTTGAATCCAAGCGTGTGGTCTTTAGGGACGTCAATATAGCCATCTTCGTCTACAGTCACCACGTATCTGTGATTTCCCTGGAATAAATACTTTTCACTGCCGGGAAGTCCGGTGACTTGTACTTTTTCGGATTCAGTTGCGTCGAATGATTCAACCGTATCCATATATTCATTTTCATCCATCTTTTCAATCCATTTGCTGCTACCAGATTCAACGGCGATATATAATACATGTTTTGCTCCATTCGGAACAACACAGATGTTAGTAATTTTCCCAAATGCGTGCTTCCAATGGCTCCAAGAGAGTACATTCTGGTCAGGTATATATTTAAGCACCCAGATAGTACCTGTATTGGACAGGAATAGCGCCTCTTTCTCTTCGTATATAAGCTCTGTAGATATAATTTTTTCGTCTTTAAGCAAGCTATGAAGAGCGAGCGTAATGTCAGGTGCTTCGTAACCATCAGATTCCAACGAATATTGAAGCGCACGGACTGAGTTGTACGATTTGTCGACAAACAATACTTTATCGCCAATCAGCACCGGCAAACACGGAGCAGAACCGTTAGAACTAAACGACTTTAGATATTTATCGCTCTGTGTTAACGCAGCCTCGGAACCAATACCGAATTCTCCACCTGCAGTAAACGTAAAGAAACTCTTTTGTGTAACTAGGTTTCTTATATTGTTCACTTTTTGGCTTAATAACGACATGCTGATTGGGTCATCGGCCTTAACTGTAACAGGCTCGTAAAAATCCCAAAAATCGTCTGTCTTTGAGCCGTAGAGAATATAGTCTTTGCCAAAGAATAGCCTGTTTTGATAAAAAGCTACTGTCTGTGGCCAACCTTCCTTATTGGAAAAAGCAGGAAGGCGCCACTGCCAACTAGACGATATCTCGCCAACATCATTTTTTATACAATCAACAATGGCGGTATTGCTATCGACTATATTTAATATCTTGTAATATGAATTTATCGAGTACGCATCTGTTGCAAAGTTTATGTTTATATTCCCATTGGTAACATTAAGCTTCACTCTGAAGAATACAGAGTCATCTGAAAGCACTGCATTAGACAAGTTTGGGTTCATTGGGATGTCCTTCTCGGTGCTTTCCCATTCATAAACAGAAGTCCATGTCTTTTTGTTGTCAATGGAATATTCTATTGTTCCCTTGCCTGCCCATGCGCCAGTACATACCATACGCCATCCGCCATTGTTTGCCCCAGAAATCCATTCTTGCGTTCCGGTTCCGAATCTACCAGAATATATTTGAGAATCCATATAATTTTTGACTAAAATACAATCGCCTTCATTAACCTTATCCATTATGTCAGAATTACTCGTCATCTCATAATACGATAATTGGCCAGATACGGCAGTTGAAGTATTCTGGACAGCAGCTGCTTGCTTTTTACGACCGGTAATACGAAGTGTTATAGTCCCGTTTGTAATATCGTTCTCGTTCCCAGACAGCACGTTAATACATTTACAAGAATACTCAAGCGTCCTAGAAGACAAATCATCTACCTGTACGCCGTCACTAGAGTGTGTTCTTCGGACGGTTATTCCGGGGAACAAACCACCGCCGGAACTACCTTCATAACCTTCAGAGAAGGCCCCAACACCTCTTGCAGCAGTTAATGAAAGCGGGATAGTATTTGCAGCTACGCTTACATCAAACGTTTTTGACGTTTTATCACTGTGCGTGTTGCCCTTGCTATCCTTCCAATGGATATTTGATTTGTAGTATGTGTATACTCTGTCCAGATATGTCCAGCTGTTTGGAACTGTAACTGATGTATTTAGCGTGCTTCCAGTAACAGTGCTGGACACATTGTCTTGTACATAATATGCACAATTATAAGAAATAGATGCGACCGGAACCGGAACGACTGGATTTACAGGCGATATAAGAACATCGCTTCCTGAAAGAGTAGCAGTATAAGAGCCAGACACCGCTTGTTGAATAGAGTTAAAAATCTCCGTTTTTGACGCTGAATCTAGCGTAAATAGAATACTCCCGTCGAATGTAAATTCTACGTCCTCGTAAACGTCGGAGTAGCTATTTGCGATTGATAGCTGCTGAGACGTGCCTGTATAATAACTAAGGCTTACAGTAGAGCTCTTATTCTCGTTCTCTTCCTTCATAGGGAAAATAGAAGTATTGAAACGCTTGAATTCCCACTTCGTGCCATCAACAAGCAATCTAGCGAGTTCATATATACCATAAGTAGGATGAACTAAAAATATTGTGTCTCCGGCCTGTGCATATTTAATGTCTACTTCAGAAAATGTATCGAATTGTGTAGCTAGCTCATAAGGCTCATCGCCGTCCATTACTGGATTACCATCTTTGTAGAATCTAGCATAACCGGGCCCTAGTTCGACTAGAAAGCTCTCTTCGTCGTTGAACGAGAAAGACATTAGCTTAATTACTTGGCCACTTTGGTTGAATTTTGTATTGGCAACCTTTGTGAACCCACATCTGTTACGGAAAGCACCTGTTTCGCCGAAACGGATATTCTCAGCCTTAGCGAACCATTTGCCAAATTTGTCCATGTCGGCACGTTCGTACAGGCTTGGAGATACTTCACCTCCGAGAAAACTGTGTCTTTGGTAATCGAAATTAGGCATTATTGTCTTCCTTGGCTTTAGGAGCCAGCTGATTCTGCATGGCTAACAGTTGGGCTTCTTCTTTGCACATGAGAATATAGGTATCAGGGCTAATTGCCATAATATCGTTAAAAATCTTCTGGCCGGCAGATTGCAAGCCATTGTTAAAAGCTGCCACATTCCCTTTTTCAGAGAATGCGTTATCAAACGTTTTGCAATATCCTAAGAGCTCCGCCATATAAAAGCGGAAGCTCTTGGATTTTACAAGTTCATTTAAGGCTTTTTGGTGCTCGGTCTGGAGCATATCCCTGAATTGGTCTTTGTTAGACATTGGCAGGGCCTCCTTCCAGGTTGATGCCCATCGCTTGGGCCTGTTGTCCTAATACATTGTTAGGAGCCATCTTCGCTTGCGACTGCGTTTTTGCAATATCAGCGGAGGCTTGTTGATTCATCAAGTCTTCCTGAGTCTGCTGTGCCATAGCTCTGGCTTGGCGAATTTGTTCTACTTCGTCGCTAGGGTTAATCTTGTTCAAGCACCCTAAACGTTCAGCATACTCAATCACCATTGCATCTTCATTGATGTAGTCTAATGCTTCAGGTTTCACTTGAGCGATGTTGCCAATGTACATTAAGAGGTCATCCATAGACCCTGTTTCAGCAAGCTTCTGAGCCTTCGCAATGGAACTCAAGAACTCAATTTGAATATCCTTTGGCGAAATCTGCGTATAACCATCCAAAAGGCCACGACGCAGTAAGATATCCAGCACACGGTCAAAAAGCGCTTCTAGGCCCGATTTTGCGCGTAAATAGATAGGTGCCAAGAGAGTCATCTGTTCGTTCACAAGTGCAGTAACTTCTCTAGCGGTCATGGTGCCACGGTCTTTCTGGGCAAAAAGCATCAATATATCTGCGTAACTCATCTTGCGAATTTTATCCAAAAGTCTCGTTCTTGAATCTTCAAGTTCACCTAAATAAGAGCTAACACGGTAAATTTCAGATGCCACCTTTGTCGGGTCTTGTTCAGTATAGAACACAGCTCCAGGGAGGATGGGTTTTTTGCCCAAAGATGTATGCACGGCAAGAGCTGGGCTAGCCAAATAGCTCTTGTGGATATTAAGAGCCTTTACCGTCATCTGGAGTTCTCTTACATCTCCAAGGATTTTCTCTCCAATTCCAATGGGCCATACAGTTCTGGTATTCTTACGTTCCCATGGGAATACCACGATAGGGTTAGACATAAAGCCTGATTTGCGCAAATAGTGAGGTCCTTCACAGCATCCACATCCTTTCATCCAATATAAATCTACATATTTGAAACGGCTAGATACAGTTCCATCTTTCGGGTTGGGGCAAATAAGATGGCTTACTTCGTATAATTGGTCATATCTGCCGTTGTCGTAATCTTCTTTAATCTTCGCAGGGCATTTATCTCCAAAAGATTGAATAAGTTGGTCCACACGGAGTTTCATCTTGCGGCCCAATTTATCGTATTTGCCGTTAGAGTCAATGCCAAGATAGAACTCACCCATCGTGAGTGGGTTGAAGAAGATTAAGTCTTGGTCCCGTTCTTCTACCAACATAACGCCAATACCATAGCGTACCCACTCGTTAATTACCGAGTTGGCAGCAGAGTAGAAGTTCGATTTGTTAAATAGATAATACAGAAATTCTTTTACATACGAGGTCATTTCACCGATAGTAAAAGGGTCAAGCTCTCTGTATAGTGGATTAGATTGGTCTACACCGAGGTCGAACCAGCGTGACGCAGGGTTAATAAGACCACCAAACAGACCGGCAACAGTAGTATCCAGAAAAGTAATAGGCTCAGAGTCCAAAAGCCGCATGTAATTGATTTTAACGTTTTCCAAATCATCGTTGCCACGTTCTCCATTAAAAAGACCAGTACCAGGAGCCAGCAACTCACGAATATCCTTATAAGTGGACTCCTTGTCATCAAAGGTTTTTTTTAGGCCGCAAAATATGCGGTCATATATATTATTAGTGTTTGCTTGTTCCATAAATTCTCCTGGTTATTAACCAAAAGTTGTATTGCTTCGAGCTTGCCCGGCAGTTCTATAAACTCTAGCCAAAGCGCTCTTTTTCATTACTTGATTAAGGGCTTCTCTGGAAGACAGTTCTTGGTGCTCTTGCGATTGGCTATTCATAAGACGACGTTCTTCCTGCGCTTGGCGTTCTTGTTGTTCTTCAAATTCTTTGTTTGCCTTGTTTGCTTCATTAGCTTGTAATCCGGCTGCAGCACCAGACGTTGCGCCAGTTATGGCACCGCCTGCAGCCATAGCACCAGTAGTAGTTCCTGCCAAACCAGCCATGCCAGCAGCACCGAGACCAGCTCCAACGCCACTAGCTATTAATGCGCCAGCAGCAGCATATGCAAGCGGCATTCTGATGTCTGTCCAGCTCTTTTTGATACCTTCTCCAACTTTTGTATAAATATCAGCAACGGCGCCTACGCCAGTTAAAGACCATGGATTTTTCTTGATGTGTCTTCCAAGCCTTTTAATGCCTTTCTTTAATGAGCTTCCAAGTCCCATAAAACATCCTCTCTAAAATAGGGGTGGAGGTTTTAAGTCCACCCCATTATGTTACCGAATACCGATTAGTAAAACACTTCGGTGTTATCAATCGCATCAGTAATACCGCATACTAATTTTTTAGCAGCAGTACCAGTGATGGTCGGGATAACTTGAGCGGCTTTCACGTCGTTTAACGGAGTATGGAAGCCGGTAATACCACGTTTGATGTCGGCGGCAGAAGCCACATGCGTATGGGCATTGGCAAAAGTCGTGCCATCTTTCGAGGTTTTAAGCAACAACGTAAGAGCGGTTACGCCGGCAGGAATCGTGCAGAACACGAAATCACGGCCATAGCTGGAACCGTCTAATTCTACCGCAGTCGGGGTTTCCGGGGCGGTTTTGCTTTCGAAGAAAATTAAGGAATTATCTTGTAACATTCTATATTCCTCCTATTAGGCTACAATGGCTTCGCCATTGCCATTTTCATCAAAACCTAACACGTCGCAGGCTTTAACGTGGATACCATCGATTACGAGGTCGTTGTACCCATATACAGGTAAACCGGTCGTGGTGAGTTTGTTGTTCTGATATACAATCGGAGCAGACGTACCACCAGCAGCCAAGAAACCGGCACGCAGCAAGTCACGTACTTCGCGGCTGGTATAGGCTACCAAGTTTACGACATCCGGGTTTTGGATGCGGCCCACAGCTTTAATGAAGTTTTCATACAAAGCTACTTTGGCATCTTTCGTGACGATAGCAGAGGGTTCGATGTTGCAGACACGGGCACCATAGCGCCAGTCTTGCACAGCTAAACCGCACAGCCATTCCATTTGTTTTTTGTACCCAGGATAGGTACCGCCATCGGCATCTTGCAAGTCAATCGGGCCATTTTTGGAATAGTCGTAGACTTTAATACCGGCACGGGTTCCTTTCGGGAAGAAGGTAAAGATTTTGCCTTTGCCCCAGCCAATCAAATAAATAGATTGTTGTTTGTTGGCAGTCGTACCACCGTTGCTAATTACTTGGCGGCTAGATTTAGCGCCAGTCAAAGCGCCATAGCGAGCAGCAAAGCCGATGAAGGCTTTTTCTTCGTCTTTGGCAGAACCATAGAAAAATTTGCGAGCAAATTCTTGGTTCATTACTTCGAGTTGGTCACGTTGTACTTGAGCACGCACTTCAGAAACTTTACCGCCTTTTTCAGCGATAGCCACGTCTACTTCGGCTACGGCAGACATGCGGCCATAGGTTTCTTTTACAACGGTTTGAGAGCCTTTAGAAGGTTTTACACCTTGGTAGGCCCGGCGCCACGCAGCGGTCGGAAGACCGTTTTGGATGGCATATTCATGCCCAGAGTCACTGTTAGATTCGATGGTAATCGCATCTCTGACAATGGGGTTCGTTTGGTCTAAAACACGGGCTACAGCATAGAGTTCGCCTTTAGGGTCGAAGGTTTTTGCGTAGTCGTGTAAGTTAAACACTCCATTCGGCATTGTTTATTCCTCTCTGTTTAGTTGAAGTTTTCTAGTTCTACCTCTTCATCGGTAGAGACTGTTGCATTAGGGTTCACACTGGATTTCTCTAAATAGAGGTCCCCAATGGTCTTCAAAAACCCTAACGTGGCCGGATGTCCGGAGACACCGACGGTAGCGAGGAGTTCCTTGAATTTTCCTTCTTTGTCCAATTCAGCAAGAACTCTGCTGCAATTCGTTTCGACGTTTTTCAGATTGTCGCCATATTTGGCTTTATTTTCTTCGGACCATTTGGTCTGCATCTCGGCCATGATTCTGTTAGTGGCCGTTTGTTGGGCAGCCAAATTATTAAGGTCAAGCTGAATAAGAGCTTTAACAGTATCAGCAGGCATGTTGTGCTGCTTGGCTAATTGTTTAAGCCCTCCAACAAGTCCTTCATCCACCTGCACGCCATCTGGAATCTGTAACCCATCCAAGACAGTAGCATACGGGTCAGCTGTCGTTTGCTGTTTGCTATCTTGCTGTGTTTGTTGCTGGGTCTGTTGTTGCGCAGGTTGTCCAGCAGCAGGTTCGCTATTCTGTTGTGCTTGGCTTGTCTGTTGAGTTTGAGTAGTATCTGCAGCTGCAGGTTCACTGGCAGCGGGTTGCTGCGTAGCGGCAGTATCATTGAATTGGTCCAACGTCGGTTCATTATTCGTTTCTACAGTATTCGGTTCAGGCATAATATGCCCTCCTATGTTTCTTTTATAATTTTTACAACAAAATTGTCAAATTAGGTTCTAGATATCTTCCTCGATGTGCATCTCGCACTCTTCGCAATACATCGAATAGCGGTCAAGTGGCATAGGTTTCTTGCACTGACGGCAAATATTAGAGTCGTCTAGCGTTTTGAGCTTGTCTTTGCCCATACGAGACTTGTCTTTTAGAGAAATTGCTACACATTCTTTGCTACACATCTTTGGATTAGTTGTCATCTTGCCACACACCGGGCAAGGATGTTCTTTTTTATTGGTCATATTAACCCCGTAGTATCTAAGTTATCGAACTTCTGCAAGTAATAATCGCCCTCTTGGGCAAAATCTTCAGCGCCTTCCACAGAAAGCCCACGTTTGTCTCTGACTAGCACGTCTTTGTGGCCAGCAAAAGTAAGAGCAACCGCATCTGCTCTGTCAGGTGAATGTCCGAGCTTCTTACGCATATCGTCTTTTGGTCCGAGTGCAATCTTCCCGTCATCGGACTTTCTAAGGTTGTATTCAACGGCTTGGAGCTCTCTTTTGAGTTCAACGATTTCGTTATTCTTCGGGTCACCTAGGTATCCTCCATCTTGTAGCCACTGTTTGAGTTTATAATAGATTTCTGCTCTACGATTGACACAGTTATCGTTTGTAACGGCTCTTCCGCCGAAGTCAACAGGGATAATACTCTCGCCTTCTTGTCTGGCCATAACGATAACTCCCTGGCCATAACCACGGTCGCAATAGGCTTTCTTTGCGCCATATTTGCGCTTAAACGCAATAAATTTGGCAGCCAGCTCCACTGGGTCCTTGACGCCTCTAATGACATCTATAGCAATGATTTCACGCCCCTGGCGTGCGACAGCACAGGCAGAGTCCTTACCACCCCCGTTAGGGTCAAAGCCGCAGATTACTTCCCAGCACTGGGTTTCTTCATAAGGAGGTTTGATTGTATTATTATAAATCATGTCTCTGGTAAAGAACGCCTTCATACCCCCGCTACGGTCAGGATACCCTAGCCAAATGCGGTTGTATTCATCCACAGTAAGACGTTTCTTATCTTGTTCTTGTTCTTTATAGAGAATAGAGGTAGCAAATTCGTTCTTTTCTACGTTGGCATATATGATAAGACGGTCATCGTCTTCATAGTAACCGGTATTATAGATATCCCCACAGTCATAACACGTAAAGCGCCAAACGGGGTCCTCTTCGAGCACGCGGTTGAAGGTAAATATGAGTTCAGAGCCTTCTTTACGGATGGTCTTAGAAACGACGTTAAGGGACTCCATGGAGCAAGCCGAGGCTTCTTCTACCCATAGCACATCGAAATCTTCGTATGCTTTTAAGCGTTCCGCAGAGTACGTACCGCCACTACCACGGAACCCCTTAAACATAAAATAACTGCCAGTGGCAGAAATAATATCTTGGTCAGTAATCTTAAAGTATTGTTGGAGATTGTATTCTTCGATTAGTTCAACGAATAAGTGTTGTACAGAGTCGGCAATAGAGTTCTGGATTTCACGGGCACACCAGATACGTATCTTCTCGTTTAGGCTACGGCCTAGTAAATACCGGGCTACGTTATGGCTACGCCCACCTCCACGGCCTCCAAACAGAGCCTTAATACGTTTCTTCTTGAGTAAAGGCTCATATATCTTACCAAGTTGTAATGTTTTAATCTCTTTTTGCATTACTTTTTACCAAACCCAAAGTTAATCTGTATCGGTACAACACTTCCGCCGAAGGCGGAATTTTTTTTGTTACGTATCTCAGTAAGTCTATCAATGCGGTCAATGCGGTTCTGGAGTTCGTCCATCTGTACCTTATCCCTGGCAATCTCACCCATGTGAGTACCCGGTCTGGCAGCAAGTTCTTCCTTTCTGTCTAGCATCCGGTCAATGGCAACGGCATTGGCTTGTTCTTCCATGGCCGCTACCTCGGGGAACTCTTCCTTCCACTTGTTCCAGGTAGGATAGCTGCATACGCCCTTAATAGCCTTGATAATGGGCAACCCCTTCTTGAGCTTACGGTAAATACGGTTTAATTGTCTCTCTTCCGGTGGATTAGTCCCGCTAACAATTTTCTTCTTAATAGCCCACGCAGCCAAAGCCTTCAACTTCTCTTGCTTGGCTATTTCCTTGGCCTCGTCCATTAGTGCAGCATGTTCCTTGGCAGCCTGTAGATACGTGTCTTTAGGCTCCACTATCTGTGCAGTAATCGGTTCAAGATTCTTAAACTCTTCTAGCTTTGGTAATTGTACATCCATAATCGCATTATAAACAAGTTTTTAATACTTGTCAAGAGGACTTACCGGATTGGTACCAAAAATTGATTCTGGGTCCCATTTTGAGCAAATAAAAAGGATTGTTATTGCACATTAAAAGAATTATTAGTGTGCGATATATTGCTTTTGCACATTGGGCTGTTGCTTTGTACAACATTGGGTTCCCTAATTAGAGGATGGCGGCCCCCTTACAACTTTTGGGGTTGGGGTGTACCATAAAAAAAGCATTGTTATTTTGTAGGTATGCTATGAAAAAAATACAAAACAAAAAGGCCCTAGGTTTTGCCTAGGGTCTTTTGATACTATATTATTTTATTTATCGCTTTCCGGCTCTATATCGCTAATATAACATATTGCTATTGGCTCCCCGTCGTCATACATTACATAGCGCGGGACAACTAGCAAAATACCGCTTTGTGCTTTTTGTATTTTTAATACCATTTCACTAAATACGTTATCCGCTTGTTTGTTTGTTTTTAATAGTCCAGTAATGCGCACAATAGAGCGGGCGCTTTCCGTTTGTTCTTCGGTTTGTGCTTGCCATTTTCCGTAAACATTGAAAGAAAAATACTCCCTGTTTTCGGTTTGGTACTCGTTTATATTTATTTCCTTTTCTTCGTAGGCAATATCATTTATACCGTCCATACCTTCTACGGAAAAATAGCATTTTTCCCCCTTTACTGGCTTGGCTGGGATTTTTACTTCTAATTTTTTGATGTCATTTAAGTTTATCATACGTTTTTTGCTCCTGTTTATTTTAGATTTTTGCTTACTGATTTGACCGCTAATTGGTACAGGTCCGCACTGTATCGGTCTTGTAATGCTTTGCGCTCCGTTAATGCTTCAAGCGTATTTTCAAGAGCTGTGTTCCGTTCTTGCTCTTTTGCGGCATTTACAGCCCTGTTGTGCATTAGCACCTTATATCCTAAAATACAACCGATACCACATAATAACATTTCCATTTTTTTATACTCCTTTTGTTTTTTGATTTGTAGCTTACTTGCTACAGGTACAGTATAGCATAACTGTTTTTGCCGAAAAAATAGCACAAAATACTCTTTTTTTTATACGCAAGTGGTTTCTGCTACCTATCAGGTATTCATTTAAAGCCCTGATAGCGTTTTTTTATGCTATCCTGTTTTACGTAAAACTATTCGCCACGCAAGTGGTCTTGCTAGCATACCTATGGTATGCAACTCGCTTACGCTCACTATGGCTTCGCCATCCTAGCAAGTTCTTTATTTTTATTTTTTTGTGTGGGGGGGTATATAGGTACAGCCCATACCACCACCACCAACAACCACAGCATATTATTATATTATTATTAATATATATATATATATAATAAATATATATATAATAAGCGCACTGTGTTATATATATAATAAATAATATATATAATAAAGAGAAAATAAATATATTTACTATAAATAGTAAATATATTAAAAAGAGAAATAGAAAATGCTTAAATAATAAGCGTTTTTATATATTTTACGTCTAAATTAAATAAAATGGAGAATAAACTATGTATACACAATATTTGGTAGATGATGAAGGTTTAACTCAAAAAGAAATAATCAACAATCGCAAGCAAAGAGTAGATGGTGCAGACGCTTTTGCTAGGCAACTATATAATAACCTATTTTGTTCTTATAGAAAACCAGCACATAATATGGATGAGTTAAAAACTTATTTACAAATTATTATTGATGGTAACCTAGCAGGCAAATTTATATTATAACTAGGAGCAAATTATGAAAAAAGAAACCGTTATCAAAATTACCAAGAAGTCGATGTTAAAATCTGCTATTTTGGCTCAACAAGAAGAGCAATTAAAACTCGCAAGAGAGATGAACGAAAAGTTACTCGATTCATTAACCATCAAAGAACTCGAGAAGATTCACAAATTAAATGAGATGGCATTACAGGTAGCAAGAAAAGCAGACTTAAAAGAGATGAAACAGATTGTAAAATTAGGCTTAAGTGTTACTATGTAACCAAATGGAGATAAATTATGAATACTTCAGTAATCTTTACATTCCTAGTAGGACAATTCATTGTACAGACGGTATTGTACTTCACCATAGTAAGACCGTTTATTAACAAGCCATTAAGTAAATACTTGCCAAAATCATTACCAACAGCAATGGTAATTGAGAATATTCTCATTAGCATAGCAGTAATGGTATTTACGAGCTCTGGAGCGAGTGCAGGTATGACAAACTTAATGGCAAGTGTCTTACTAGGTGTAATTATGACCATTGATTGCAAAGCATTGATGGGCAGTAAAAAGAAACAAATTAAACAAGAAGATGAAGACCTGGACATTTACTTCATCAACAAATAAGGAGATAAAATATGACTAATATGGTAAATAAAATCTACAATACAGCAGTAGTAGTACGTGAAGTATTACGTTCGCAAGAGTTTGACAATGCGTTAGACATTGCCAGTAAAAAGCTCAATGCCTTACGCAATACCGAGAAACGTGAGTATAGTGCATTCTACAAACACGTAGCACAAGAAAAGAGCCTTATGGATAAATACTACACCCAACAGCGTAAAACGATTTGTAAGGCCCTTTTTGCTCAAATAAAAGCCATTTACAATGATAAGAAACAAGAGCAAAACAACACTGAAAATGCTTGCAAAGACCAAGTAGTTACTGTGCTTGATTACTAATGGAGGGATACAATGTTCAGTGATGATGAAAAATTAAGATATTTTGACAGATTGACCGTAGCAAAGGACATTGTCTGCAACATCAAAGATGAGATGAAACAATTAGCAAAGCAATGCCAAGCAAACGGAGATGAGCCAGGTATGCTTAAAGCTGCGTTTGTTGGTGCTAAATGCTGCAATACAGCACTTGAAATAAACAGTCTTCAAGAGAGTATACTGAAGGTTGAAGAACAGCTATCAGAATATATGAAGAAATCGGAGAAATAAAAGGGAGGTTAATATGCCCAAACACGATTTTCCGTATCTCGATAAGTACAAAGAGAGTTTTGTTGAAAACAATGGCGTAGGCGAGGCAGAGAACTGTTTGCCGATGTTAGTCGTCTATTTTAGAGTAGTATTTGAAACAATGCTACATATTGACTCGCCATCGTTTTTTAGATGGAATGAAACAGTAACCGAAGACTTCGATACGTGGGGCCACAATAGCAGATGGTCCCATACGTTTCGTTATATGTTAAAAAACCATCTAAATTTGTATGTTCGCAAGTTAAAGAAGTTAATGCGAGACAATAAGATTGAAGACTTTTGCCTCGCTGAATATCCTGAACATTGATAAAAAAAAGAAATGGAGGTAGTTATATGTGTTGCTCATTAACTTATAAAGAAGGACCCAGAACGATTGTAATCAATGGATTTGCTACTGTAGGCAGTGCAGTCCATCACGCCAATTCAAATGGCATTGATAACTATGACTTGAGAGTGCAAAAGGAGGATTAAATGAAGGAAGAATTTGATAATAAAAATCCGAAGTACAAACAATTAAAGTTATATTACTTTGCTACTCCGGATGCGCACAGAGATATGTTTGTAGAAACAGAGCGAGTGCGCCATATGTGGACTACGACTCCATTAAGTGACATAGTAAAAGGCGACCGTGTAAGTTTTTATGATAATAAAAAGCAAAGAGATGATGACTTTTTTGCCTGGACACAAAGACATAAAAGCAATATTGCTTATTTTGGAGAATTGGTAATTAACGCAGGCAAAGCCGCAAGGCTCAAGACTATGATGGATATTTCAGAGGACCTTCCGTAGCAACATTCGGACTCCAAATGAGTTTCCTGCTACTCGTGGTCCTAGAAAGCAGGAAGATTTATGAAGGACATATACAAAATGATTTATGATTATTACAATCATAAAAACATCCTTAAGGAGGACAAAACAATGGGAGAAGAAATCATTGTTGAGTTGAAACAAACAGCAGAGGCTAATGCGCCTAAGCCCGGAGCACGTGACGTTGTAATTGAGGCTGTACGCAGCCAATTTAACAACGTTGGTGACCAAATTGTGTATGTGCAATATGCGTACACGCACAAAGGCGCTACTTATCACTGGGGTTTGACTTACAAACCTGGAGATAAGAAGTTGAATCGATTATTCCCTAGCGGGAAAATCACAACCAGCGATATCGGTAAGACCGTTAAAGTAGAAATCCAGTATTGCGATTCGAAGAACGGTGAATATCCGTCTATCGTTGATTTAGATGACTAATACGCTTATGCGTTATAACCCCCGTACTTAGTCTACGGGGGTTTTGTTTACAGTGGAGGTAAATATGAAAGAATTTAAAAGAGACCTGCCGTTTGAGTGGAAGGTCAGGGAGCAGACATTACGCAATTTGTATGCACTGGAAAAAGTATTGATTAAGTTTAATAACCAAAATCGCAAAGCCAGAGCATATTACAGAGCAATGTCGGATGTGCCGATACAATTAAGTCGTTCCGTTACGGTATTTTCACACGAGTTGGAAACAGTAAGGGAAAAAATCCGTGAATTAATATGCACTGACCCATTAAATTACAGAGATGGGTTTACGTATGATAGATGTAAACGCTTTACTATTGAGACAATGGAAGGCGAATATACGTATACTTTTGACAAAGCCATCCATTGGATTGACGAGTTTATGGACGCTGTACGAAACAAGCGCATTCCTCGCAATAAACAGACTCATTTTCGCATTGGTGATGAGTTCTATGATAAAGGCAATTACCTTGAATACCAAGGCAAAGCATATAGCAAGAAAGAGTATGCGTTGTCAGGTGCTGGCGAGTTAATTGACTTGTCCAAAGCGTTATATGTTGGTATTGATTCGCAGTTCTATTCACATGGTGGTTATAAGAGCTTTAAAGTAGATGAATGGCTTACATCAGTAGATGATGAAGAATTTGTATGTATTGATGAGCCTAATAACGCACCGTTTAAGCTATTTGTTAAAGAACAAAATAGTGGATACGGAAATTATTCGTTTTTGCCACTGAACTTTTATCTATCCATGTTCAGATTTGGCAAAAAACGGTATTTTTATAGAAGTAATGCTGGCTCTTACGGTTCCATTAAGCTGACCAAAGAGATGATTATGCAAATGGAATTTGCTCCAACTAAAGAGCATAAAGCCGTATGGCAAGCAATTAAAGAAAAACGTGACTGGTTTGCAAAACAGTGGGATACAAGCTTGCCGGCCATGGATGACAACGCTACAACAGTACGATGGTCGTTAGAGTTCAACCGTGATTACGTAAAAACAGCCGGTATTAGAGATAAAATCGTGCGTGCTTTATGCGAAGATAATAGAGGGAACTATACAGTAATAGGTTCGATATTAAATAAGCTTAAAGCATTAAAAGCCTTATATGAAACGGAGGATAAGTATGAGCAAAGCAAATAATTACTGGATTTTTGATTCAATGAATACCTGGATAGCGATGGAGCAGAAAGGCGAGACCTTCCCAAAAGCAGACAAAGAAGAAATAGCCAAGAGAATCGCAGAGAAGTTTGCAGATAGCGATACTGCTTATGGGCTAGCCAGCAAAAGAGACTTTGGTGAATTTGCTCCGGCATTTGCCAACTTGTTTGCGCATAACAATAAACAGTATTATATCTACAAAGCCATTTCGGATTCAACAAAGATTGGCTACTTAAGCCGCAGGCAGTATTATACTTTGTGCTTGAAGATGAAATCTTGGAATAAATGTTGTTCTTCTTCAGGAAGAGAATCCAGAGTGCTTGATTTCTTGTCTGAACATGGAACGATGGCCAGTCCGTACAAATTACTTAAACGCTCTTTCAAAGAGAATCCGCGTTCAAAGTTCTTGGCACGGTTCTTCCCGTTAAAAGAGGATAAGAAGACTACAGAGAACGAGAACGTGTTAATTGATTTGTGCGACACGTTAATGCGCAGTAAAACAAATATTACGATTGAGGCTGCGGATATTAACGATTGCTATGCAGTGCAATTAGCAGATGATTACAGTGCATCTGGCAATAGATTTGCCACAAGTTCTTGTATGTATAACTTCCCGGTTGGTAAGTTCTACGAGGCATTTGGAGCAGAAGGACGCATTGTATATGAGCGTGGCAAACCGATTGGCAGATTCTTGTTATGGAATTTGCCGGATGGCAAGCAGTACGTAGATAGATTATACGTGCAAGCGCATGGATATGAAGACGCTTTGGCAGAGATTGATAAGCAGTTTCCAAATGCGATTAAGTATCCATTCTTAAGAGAGAATTATAGGACACATAAATATCTCTTGCCGATTAAGAACAAAGAGTTATTATTAAAAGATATACCTAGAACTCCGTATTTGGATACTTTCTGTTCTTTGGTACGTATTGATGGACAATATTTCTTAAGTAATGGAGATAATCGAGTCGGTGTATACGTACAGACATTGCATGACGTGTCAACATCAAAACACTTCTGCAGTTGTCCACATTGTCAACAGATGTATTGGATGGGCGACTCGGCTATGGACGCCAGCAAAAAAGAACATTTGTTAATGTGCACGGCGTATAAACCAAGACAAAAGAAATTGCAAGAGATGATAGCAATATATAGAAATTATATGAAAGGAGGCGAAAATGTCGGCAGAACAGCTTTATTTGAAGTATAAGTATATTTGGGCGCAGCAGCACAATACAATGGATAGTTTGTTTTCATATATCCAAGGATATCCATTTATAGAAATGGATGGATATGGGAATATAACGGTTACAAATACCGAAGAGAATATTCCACTTCCCGTGTTCTGTTGTCATTTAGATACAGTACACGAAGACGCTCCCGAACCGGAGTTACTGGGTAATGATGTATTAACCAGTTTTAACGGTCATGGAGTTGGCGGCGATGACAAATGTGGAATCGTAGCCTGTCTTGAGTTACTGGAAAAAGTACCCTGTAAATGTATATTTTTCAGGGATGAAGAGACTGGATGCCGTGGCGCTAAAGAGTACGACGCTAAGTCTCTTGAGAATGAACTGTTTTGTATTGAAATAGATAGACGTAATGGCGGTGATTTGATTACGTCTGTGTATGGTACAAAGATGTGTAGCGATGAATTTATCGCACGCATTAAAGAATCGCTGCCGCATTGCAAAGAAGCAATCGGTGCGTATACAGATATATCCAAGCTAGGTGACGCAAATCTAAATATGCTAAACATCTCAGCTGGATATTACAATCCACATAGTCCAAACGAGTATGTGGTATTAAGTGAACTAAAACGTAACATAGATGGACTGGCAGTATTTGCGCAGTCTATCATGGACAAACCATTAACACAAAAGGAGTATAAGAGAGATGAAACTACAGGAACTTATCAAAACAATTATTGGTGGAAAGGCAAAACCTACCACAACGCTCAAAACGAGCCAGACCTCTACGGAACTGCCGGAGCAGACGACTACGACAGCTTGCAATACGGAAGAGGCGAAAGTAATAGCGCTACCAGAAATTACGAAAGCGCAGCCGCAATCGAATATTACAACAAGAAAAACAAAGGCAACAAGAAATAAATATGTAAAAGATGATGAGCTGGACGATGAAATAAAACGTACTCAAAATCGTCTTATTTACCTTCGCAATCGTAAGAAAACCGGCGTTGCTGGTGGCGAGTCTCGCAAGAGCAGGCTTAAGAAGTATGGAGCTGACTATGCTTACTATACTTATTGGGTAAAAGACCGTAATTTTACCACAAAGTACAAGCAATTGCGTGAAGATATGACCGTAACTGCGAAACGGTTCGTTACTTATCATAACCGAATTATGGGGGTTGTGAATAAGTTTGGAACTGACCAAGAAAAAGACTTGCTCAAGAAGATTATGGGCAACGTCAATGAAACGATTGATATGTAATTTAAGTGAGTGATAGTTGCTTATCCTCCTGGGGGTGTGTTTTATACGTTTCACGCCCCCACCCCGATTTAATGCCTCGTTCGTCTATTGGTTAGGATATGTTCCCCCTAAGGAACAAGAAATTAGTTCGATTCTATTACGAGGAGCCATTTATCTGACTAGCAAGGATGTCAGTATAATAAAAGGGCTTGCGTGCTGAGCCGACTTAGCAGAACGATAACCACAAGAGTCGGAGGTTATTGTTTATCCTTTAAAAGCATATGGTAAATACTGAGCTCATTGAGCCATGTAGACCCGTTGGCGATGGTAATTAACGTAAAGCTACTTCCATCCGTGGGCGCCGTAGTCAGCCCTTCACAAGCGCTACGTAAAGGCGCTTTAAATTTATGCCCCGTTAGTTTAGTGGTCAGAACGCTGTATCCTAAGTACAGAGAGATAAGTTCGAATCTTTTACGGGGAGCCATTTGCTTATTAGACATACTCTGATAATAGTCACTATCTAATAAGTATGGTTGCTGGACGACACCTGCAGTACCCGGCAACCAACGAGTACCGTGAGGGCCTAGTGTCGGAGGCAGAAGTGCTAGGCTATGAGAATGGGGGTAGCTGCCCATTTGATAGAACCTCGGCGGAAACGCAGGCTGGGAATAGTGATTCTAGATAAAAGGCCGATAATACCAGCAGCCGCCACTCGTTTTTATGCTATAATGAGTTATCTTTTTATAGTAAGGAGTTTATATGAAAGTTGAATTGGTTGACAGTACAACCGACGCAGCTTGGGTGATTAGCCATGCAGCAAGAACATGTTACAATAGTCAAGACAAAGACGATATATCGAAACGCGGAGATTTCATTCAGGGCCTTATTAAGGCAGGTCATGAGACGCCACTTGAGTTTGCTGGCGCTACGTTCGACATTAGAGAGGTGTCGAGAGTATGTCAGAACCAAATCGTCAGGCACAGAATCGGGTGCTCGTTCTGTGTTGAATCCGAGCGTTTTGTTGATGTGTCCAAAAACGAAGTCGTATTACCCTATCATTTACAAGCAGTAGATGATAAGGCAAATGAGATGGTAAATTTAATGAAGGAGTATTACGCAAGCTTGGTACGTAATGGAGTACCGAGAGAAGACGCAAGAATGATACTCCCGCAGGGTATGTGTACCAATATGTGTGTGCACATGAGTTTTAGAGCAATTAGAAACTTCTTAAAATTGCGTCTAGATAAGCATGCCCAGTATGAAGTGCGTCAAGTAGCCAAGGCAATATTGGAAATATGCCAAGATAAGTGGCCTTGGTTGGTATTCGATTTGAAGTACGAATAAGAATCTATATCTCCCGGCTAGGCAAGAGTATAAATACCGTCCTAAACTCCCGGAGCGGCTGTCATCGGGCTACAAACTTCGCACAGTAGCGCAGGTTGCTTGTTGGTGCGCTTAATAAAACAACGGCACGTGAAGTGTTCTCGGGAGCCTTTGGCCCCAATATGAGAGCACGAGGTACAAAGCAGATTGGGTACGCCGTCTAGCACTGCTTCTAACTAAATGCCCGACGGCAAGATTTAATAGCTTTCTGGTATGTTTCGTCCGGAAGTAAACATACTAACCGTGCGGAGGTTTGGTCCGTACGTATCGCTGCCGTTTGCCATACCACTTTGTGGAGGCCGGAAGAGACTGTAAGTGTGATGAACTATACCGCGTGAGTGTATAGCGTTGTTAGCCTTCGTGGGTAACTCATTAGGGTACGTTAAGCCCTTGGAGATTTTATGAGCATAAAAGTAGAAACAATAAAAATGCACTGTGAAAGATGTAAGATACCTACAAGTACGATGGTAGCATTACCAAGACGTAGACATAAAGACGGAACAGTAATTTGTTTCTGGCAGTTATGTCTTAAGTGTGCAAAGGAGGTATTAAATGGTAAAAAAGATTTACGGAATTTGTCCAAAGTGCGAGTCAGCAAGGACATTAAGAGTAGACAGACAAAGAAATCTCATGTTTTGCGAAGTGTGCAAGACGTGGTTCGGAGAGTAAAAAATGATAAAAAATGTAAAGAGACAGATTGTAAAAAGCAACACCAAAAAGCCGGTAAACAAAAAAAGCGGCAACACGCAAGTAGATAGAGTATTTGAATACTTGCTAAAAGCGGGTCATAAAGGCGCTACCAACTTTGAAATGATGGTAAATCTGCGTATTTGTGACGTGCGTAAGCGTATTAGTGATTTGAATCAATTATTATATGAATATTTTATTGATTCGGAATACGAAGAATCCACCGATGGCAAGCGCTATAAACGCTATTGGGCTGTCCCGAGAGGGATGACACTATGGGAGTTCTTAAATGAAACCAAACGTACTAGAAAAGCTGCGAGCAAATCCACTGGTGGCGGAAGAAGATAAGCAAAAGTTTTATCGATTCTACAATATAGCCAACCAAGTGCAATTTGGAAAGATTGCTCCACGCCAAGAAGGATATATTAAGGGCGATATTAAAGCCCCCAGATGTACTTCTGTGCTCCAAATGGATGGTAGTAAAGCAGGAGCACTTATGGAGTGGGCTAAACGCCAGGTTGCTGGACGTATTGAACAGATATTGGTAGATAAAATCCGTAAAGGCGAGCCACTAACCGATACCGATATCTTAGTTGCATGCCAAGATGGGTTAATGGACCCTGACAAGCAGAAGGATGAAGCTGCAGATGCCGGTACATCCGAGCATGATAATATAGAAAACTTCTTAACGGGGTATGAATATGAAGAAACTGAAGGACTGCAAAAGTTCAAAGAAGCGTGGCAAAAAAGTGGTCTCACAATCATCGCCACAGAAATCCCAATCATCTGGTCTAGCGAAGACGGCAGGTTGGCATTTGGAGGACGCACAGATATACTTGCGTACAATCCAGCACAGAGACTTTTTGTGCTCGGAGATAACAAGACGTCTAAGAGTATCCATGAAAGCTATGGATGTCAAGTCTCCGCGTACGCAGAAGCGATTCGACAAATGTCTCATGGAGATATACAAATTAACTCAGGAGTTATTTTTCATATCCCAGATGTAAACAAGTTGAACGATAGGCAGAAAAAAGAGTATGATAAGAGAGGAAGTTTAGTTTATCTCAAGGACTTGGACGATGCCTTCGAACACTTCAAACTTTTGCTCGGACTCTATTATAGAAGAAATAGCAAGTATTTTTAAGGAGATGACCATGGACATCAACGTAGTAAAAGTAGACGTAGTAAATAGCGGTAAGTTTGGACCTAAAAAGGTACTTACCGTAGATGATGGTACCAAATGGAACGTTGCTCAAAAGAAACCGTTCTATAATTTGGTAACCGGACCGGGCATGTACAATGTAGAGGTGGGAGATTTTAATGGAACTCCGTACATTAAATATCTTAAACCTATGCAGAATGCCCCAAAAACGGCCCAAGGAAGCGTTTCTGGCTCTTTGCCTAAGCAAGTATCTGGCTTTGATTATAAAGCCAAACTGGAGGCAGATAGAACGCGGCAAAATGAAATTGCCTTGGAGTTTTATTGTGGTCTAGCCAAAGACGTAATGATTGCAAATAAGAAAGATGGCGAAGACATTGACTTGCAAGAAGTGCAAGATAATGCGTTTGCGTTATTCAAGCGCCATCAATCTTTGTTGCAGTTGGCGGATGCCGTGACTACTGGCCCTTCAAAGCCAGAGATTAAACCGGCATATCAAAAAGCAGAAGAAGAATTGGCTAAGGCCAAAGAAGCAGAATTAGAAGAAGAACCGCCCTTCTAGTCAGGTTCCATTGCTTTCCTGACTAGATAGAGACCAGTTGATAAATTGCTTCGGCTGGTCTCTTAAATTTTGTACAAGGAGGTAACATGTATGTCGCTCCTAGCATCGGCAGGATGCTTTTGTCTAGAGCTATCGGCTCTGTATTTTTTATTGCTACGGCAGTAATAATTTGTATAATTAAGGAGGAATTTAATGCCAAAAGATATGAAAAGATGGGTGCCCGTGTGCTTCCCCATGGGTACGTTCAAGGGAAGTGTAAATATTGCAATCAAAGGGAGCAATGTTTTAACAGCCGAGGAAGCAAAGAAGTTAATTGACGCAACGGAGGGTCAGTTAGATGCAAACGCTTTGCGAATTGTCGAAGTATCAAATATTAAAGTTCACAATTCCGGGAGTCCCAGTAGCGAAGGGACGCCCGAAGTTTAGCACGAGAGGTGGTTATGCCCAGGCGTACACACCGTCAAAAACGACTAAAGCAGAACAGTTTGTTGCCACAACCTTCCTGGAGGGAAACAGTGCCTTTGCCCAGCTCGTGGATGACAATACCAAGACTATTCTCCCCAGAAGAGTGCTCGACAGATACAAATCCATCGTACAGAACGGTGGACGAGCACAACAGACTGCTGAGAGTGGAACGGCTGTTGGGAGAGATACAGAACGTGCTGCAGCCCTTAGAGATGCGGGTAGAACGTTTGGAATCGCTGTTACACTTAGATTCTGGTGCCCAATCCCAACCGGACTCTCGAAGCGAAAACGAGAATCGCTTGACGGACAACTATGTCTAAAGAAACCGGACATAGATAATTACGTCAAGCTAGTGCTAGACGCTCTTAACGGTATCGCATGGGAAGATGACAATGCAGTAGCAAGCATTGCCGCTTCCAAAGGATACAGTTTTGAGCCACGTACCGAAGTGTGCATTACTTATTTGCAAAAAGGACTTGACAAATAAATAAATGTATGCTATACTATTAGTGTTCAGGAACACCGATAAGTACAATTTGTAGTTGTTTTACTAGCCACGCACGGTGTTTCTGAACAAAACTTAAATGCGTGGCTTTCTTTTTTGGTAGTTAATAAACTACAACCGGACGAAAAGACGTTAGCGGCAACACCGCTTTCCGGGACAGGCTCTACAGATACGGAACACTCGCTGACGGGTTGTGAGCATGAATGGCCGCTGCAATAGACACTCCCTAAATGGAGAAACAGGCAGCCAGAGATGAAAAGCCCTCTTCTACTATATATATTATTATATATATATAAATATTTTTTTGTCTTTTTTATTATAACGTTAGACAAGATACGAGCCGTTTCCTGCTTCTGGGTTGTGAGCTGGAACGGCGAGTATATATATTATGATTATAATAGATAAGCCATTTATATTTGATGAATTCAGAAACTATATATTTATTAACGACAAAGTAATAATAAATATAAACCCTAACGGCAAACCGGTATTAAAAGAAGCAACAGTAAAAGCCTTAAGAGTAAACAGCATAGGCGATTTTGAAGCGAAAACAAAATACGGATGGATTAAACCGAAATGGAAAGTCCCGTATCAAGGAATAAATGACTATGGGGAAAATTTTTAATACTATAGAAGATGAAGAAAAGTACTGGTGGTTATGTTACTATTATGACCAGTTAGAAAGCGTCTTATTCCATCTTAAAGTTATTCTTGGTCTTAATGCGTTTACCTGTCTTTTGCTTTTACTTGCTATATTTAGGTAGGTATTTCTATGCCCGAAATTAAGATACCGACTAAGGAGCAGATAAACAAGATAAAGTGTCTTGACCTTAAAACTTATATGTATGTTTCTAAGAATACCATACTTAGGATTATATTAGAATGGGAGAAGATAAGAGAATAATATGATTACGGAAAAAGAAAAAGAGGCTATAAAAATTGTTGCCGACGAAATAGAAGAAAAACTTGTAAGACACAACAAGAACCTGACCAAAAAGCAATACTACGCTGCTGAAGACGCAGTCGCCTGTTTACGATATATTATTGATAGGGACGATAAAAAGTTGTTTTCATACAAAGGAGCATACCTTGCCTATGATAACGCACTTACGCAGTTGGAAAATTTATTTGGGGGAAACAAAAAATGACAACACCTACAAAAGAGCAGATAAATGAAATACTAGACCAAATGCGAAAGCGAGGTCTATATTGGGACAGCATTGACTATGAAGATAAATATACTGTCTTGCGGTTTATTATTACCGAGTGGGAGAAACTCAAAAACAGCCCTAAATAGGGCAAGATTTGGGAGGACAACAAATGAAACTAGATAAAGCAAGAGAGATTAGCGGGCTAGTGATTCAACTAGAGTCAGTGCGTAATGCTATTAACAAGATGCAGACTTTCCAGGCAGATAAATGGGCAGTAGATGACAAAGTCACTATTGCTATAACGCTTAATAAGGACGGTTCGTTTTCAAGAGAAGAGTTCGGCATAAGTACAAGAGTGTTTATAGATATGTTATACGAACAAGAACGTTTACTGGAAAAGGCGATTGAAACGAAATGAAGAACTTTAGACAACGATGCCAATTATGCACAGAGTTAAGGGTACGCAACCATCAATGGTACTGTGCTAAAGGCAATAATTTTTGCAAGGTGTTAGATAAGTGCCCAGAAGGATTTTATAACACTTGACATTTTTTGATTAAACAACTACAATGGATTTGGCAGTTGTCCCATAACCCTACACTGCCATTAGAAACAGACTAACTCAAACCCTGGGGGCCGATGGGGATAATAATCGGTCTTAGCCGAGGAGTATGCGTTTTGTGGGTCTCCCTTACCCACCGGTATAATCATAATTCACCGTCCTATATGCGCAATACTACCCATCATCAGGTTAGCTAGTAGACCTGGGCGATTTTACTAGCACAATTTCATGCAGTTACCCCTCTGGATTGAAACACAAACAGAGGCAATTAAAACAAAGACAACTAAATAATCTAATAGGGGCTGTTGAAATATATGGCCCCTATTTAGTTAAGAGGGCATATGAAGATAGATAAGATGATTAAAGAGTTACAAGCCGTAAAAGACAAATTCGGCAATATTGAGGTAGTAATGGCTTCTGATAGCGAGGGTAATAGTTATAGCACCATTGATGAAAACTTTCGTTATAGCCGTGTTTATGACAAAGAAAAGGACTTTATAGACGCCATGAGCCACGGAGTTATATCTGGCCCTGCTAAAGAAGCAATAGATGGGTTTTATAAAAATGCGCCCGTAATCGGGATTTGTATCTTCCCGTTAATTGAAAATATGCAGTTTGCAGAAGAGGCTTGCAAATATGCCGAGAAAGAAACAGAAATTTCATAAAGGCGACTTAGTTAAAGTCGTATTACACCACCAAATATTGCATGGCCGTGTACTAGGGTACAAGAATAAACTGGTAAGAGTAGCGTGTTTTGGAGATGTAATAGTTGGAGTATATGAAGAAGATTTACTGCCGGAGGGAGTAGATGAACATACACGAATATCTAAATAACGAGCAATTACAAAAACAGCGTGAGAAGGATTTGAAAAAGGCTTCGCTAGAGAAGCAATTAAAGATGTGGCAAACTAGGCAAACAGAGCTTCGTCAGTTTGGTAGTACTGCTATTGACACTGCATTTGTAAGAAGGCAGTTAGACAAATGCGAGAAAGAAATAACCAAGATTAACCAGATTATATCCACTTTGTAAATTTGCATGTGCCTCCTATATACATGCAAGCTCCAAAAAGAAGAGATAATACCACCCCGGGGAAAAGCATAAACCCGGGGTGTTTTTCGTGTCTTCTTGTGGAGGCAGGAGGACAAAGATTAGTTAGTACCTTCTGCTTTTAGCGTTTCTACGCCATGTTCTTGGATTTCGGCGGCTCCCTGACCCCATTGTTTGGTAAACAATTTGTTGAGGGAAGCAATAATAACATCAATAAACCAGCCAATAAGTTTGGTAGCAAACGGTTTGACGTACCAGGGTAGTTTATCTTTTAGCAAAGGCATTACAATGTTCGTTACGATAGACGCCTTTACTTGTGCAGGCAATACCACTTGACTATTTTCTACAGATTCAATAGCAATAGGCAGAGCGGTTTGGGCTACGTCTAACCAAGTCGTGCTAGATTTAGAACTAATCGCTTGGGTCATTACGGCAGGCAGCTCACCATCTTTAAGAACGGCGGCTGCGGTATTCAACGCTTCGAGTGCGGTTTCCTTGATTTCCATTTTTGTCTCTCCTGTTCTGGTACGGTGTAGAAGCTGGGTAAGTCTATGCTAATACTAACACCGTTTTCCAGCTTATGTTTTATTAACTGCTTTACAAAATCTATTAGTCCCACTTAAGACCCCAGTGTTTGGCCCATAAATGGCCTTCATTTAGTTCTTGTTGTACTTGCTCTGGGGTATACTCTGGCATGCCCAAAGCCCTGTTTATGGCGTTTATACGCTCAAAGAAATCTATTATAATGCCCTGTATGCCGTACTTCTTGTATAGTTCCATCTGTGTTGCATGGTCATGGAACGTTAGTTCAAAGTTTTTATTGTTGTGTAGCGGATGAAATACAGATGGAGCATTATTTAATGTTTCTGGGCCATAACCAAGCTGTTTGAGAACAGACTTAGTAACAATATGGTGTGCTCCGTTATATCCGCCACTCTTAAATACATCCGTCCATCCAGGTCTTCCGGCAAATTGTCTAGACAGTCCCTTCAAATAATTATTACTACCAACGAATGTTTGGGGCTGTCTCGCTGCTATTCGTTGCGTAGCCCGCAGAGTAATTCTGTCATGGCGTACTTGTTCTTGTATTTTACCAGAAAGTACCCTACGGGCTAAATTTTCATTAATTCTATTAACGGTTACGGTACGTTGTACTTTTAAACTTCCTGCTTTCTTCGAGAATCGATAAAGATTTTGTGCATATATATTTGATGATAATAGTAGAATCAAAATAGCTATGCGCACTTTAGACTCTCGTGTACCTTCCGTTCTCGTATTTCAACTTCTCTTTCTTACCGCCAATAGACACATGGACCCATCTGGCAACACCTACTTTCTCGAGTATTAATTGGTCGTATTTTAAATCACTGGCAGCAATAATTTGAAATAGCTCACTTGCTGTCTTCCCACTTACTTTAATATCAATAGCTTCGGCATATAGATGTTGCGACGTCAATGACCCTTTTAGGGCGTTGTTGAGTTTAACGCATCTAAAACCGGAGTTAATGATTAACGGACGGCCAACAATCTCACGTACACGTTCTGCAAACCCGGCAAGCTGGTACATTCTGCCTAGGATTTTTTTAGCTTCTTGTAGATTGAGCTCTTTCAAATCCTTGTTATTTGTACCGGCTAGCTCTTCGAGTGTGAAGTGAGGCGTTAATTTTGTCATTGTTACGCCTCATCTACCCAGGTCAAAACACCGTTGACATTTTTTAGTACTTGGGTTTTGGTGTCGTCATATCCATTTAGTTGATTTAATAAATTAAAAGCATAATCTCCATTTTTTAATTCCCACTGACCCCAAGCGTTGTTTCTGAAATCTCTAGTAAGGAATAGAAAAACTGAAAATAAGTTCATAGACAACAACTGCGACACATTAGATTGTCCATCACCCATTACATCGAGGTTATATACAATCTTTGAAGGAATTGGTAATATATTTGTTGCGTTCAAAATAATTATATACTTCCCAGCTTCTTTAATTTCGTCAACGACAGGAACCGGAAACCCTCCAGTAGTTTGGTCCATTACAAACTGGTCAGTAGTAATTATTGGAACATATTTACCCTGTAAATAGCTAGACATATCTTGCGTATTATTGATTTGATAGACAGGGTTACCGCTATCTTCTTGATAAGGTTGAGAGAACGGAGTGAAATCTGCGGTCCAACGAGCAACATTTGATACACGGATTTCATCTAACAGAATTTCTGTATCATTATTACTAGGAGAATATAAAGATATATAGTTATCAGTGCCAGGAGCATTAGTGGTCCCTTGTAGCACTCCATCTAAGAAAGCATATAATACCCCGTTACTTCTAACAATGGCTATATGATGCAAACTTTGAGAAACAGTGTTAGTTCTAGGAGTAGAACTTCCTATTTTAACATCTATATATGTAGAGCGCACTGAAAAAGCACAAGAACTTCCACCATATCCTGCTCCAAATATAATTTCGGCATCACTCCCGTTATTACTTCTAGTTCTAGCCCACAAATCAAGTGTAAAATCATTTTGGAATACAGTGGAGTAATTGCTAAAAAATTGTGCACTTGAGCTTTGATAAAATCTAGCAGAAGCAGTACCGAACTTATACGAAGTTGTATTATAATCTGCAGGAGTTAAAGCCAACGTAATAGTCGCATCTCCTACAACATTATCAGCACTACTGTCCAAATGCCATACGCCAAGTGTATTCGCATCAATAACGGGTTGTGGTACTGCGGTAATACTGATATTAGTACCTGCTACAAGGTTATCTTGCGTGTACACGTTATCGGGTATATCACCGCCACCGCCGCCACCGCCATTAAGGTCAAAGGTCTTGACACATAATTGCGGGCCGTCATCTGTCTGTACCAGGGCCGTTGCGTCAACTGCGCTCGGGTCGCTGATAATAGTGCCGCTTTGCGACACGGTTGCTACTACTTTTTGTCCGTTTTTAACTAAAGTTGCGTCTATTTCACTCATTGTTTAGCTCCTTAAAATACTACTTGCGCCGTTGCGCCTATTGTTGTAAAAACTATTGCATTGGGTTGCAAAACTTCCACCTCTTGCGGTGCTACTATACGAACTCTTACCGTTCCGGTTGCTTTTATCGTTTCCGCGCCAAAGCAAGGCAACGCAAAAAATAGCACTAAAATCAAAACGCGCATTATAGCTCCTGTAACTGTTGCCGAATTTCCGCGGCTTGTTCTTCCAAATCGGCAAGCTTTTCTGTGTCCGCTTGCGTGCCTTGCCCTGCCTGTATAGCCCGCAAAGCTCTAATACATTTCAAATCAAGTGCGTCTAATTGCGCTACTAATTCGGCCTTATGCGCTTGCTTTTCTTGCTCGGCAATTTCCTCGGCGGTATAACCCCACGCCTCAAGCGCAGTTTCGGTTTCTTTAATCTCATAACCGTTTTTATGGTTTTGTTCTACGATAAAATCTAAACGGTCTTTTTCTTCATACGGTTTTTGTAAAGTCGCTTTAATTTCCATAAAATTCTCCTAACTAATATATCCACTCAATATCCTTCTAGATATCCTTTGGCTACCCAATTTATAACTCCATGCGCGTCAGAAGTGCTAAAACCATAAGACGCAACGGAAACACCTGTTGCAGTTTTAGTTCCGTTAAGGAGGGTTATAATCCCAACCGAATTTGAATATGTATCCTTGGATGTCGTACCGTCAGAAGCGATTACTGTATAATTGGTGTCGGCAAATTGTTTTAAGAAAGATATGCTTATAGTTTGTCCACGAGTCGTAGATTCTGTGCCTGTTACACCCCCTTGCTCGCACCAACCATCAGACCAAACACGATACCACGAAGTACCGTTTGTGTAGGTTTCCACGACTGCAGTACCTACCAATTTTTGCAAGGCGGCAAGTAATTGCCCGTTGTCGTTCACGTCGGGCGTAAGGCCGGAAGTGTTTACAATGTGCATAAGAGATCCGGCAATTTGGTTATATTCGCTCGCCGAAATACGCGTATTGGTAATCGGCAATACTACACTATCGGTTTTGTTATACTGAAGGTCCATTATTTCACTCCTAGCCTAATTGGCAAATCGTAAACAAATTCGTACAAGTCGCCCGGTTGCGGGTTAGGGTAACTATCCGTAACGTCGCGCAAAGTGTAAGTAATTTGTTTCTTTGAAAAATTGTAATTTAACCCGGTAATCTTACAGGCCCGGTAATAGGTTTGTTGGTTTATGTACTTTTCAAATTCCGTGCATTCCTGGTCCGCAATAAGGTTATAATTGCGGCGCAAACTGACAATATCCGCCAGTTCAAGGGCCAAATTTAGTTTGCCCGTGGCTTGTATTACGTTTGGCAAGGCAGAATATACCTCTAGCAACTGCGGGCCTATGGCTTGTGCAAGCTCCGGGTTATCGTAATTGACAATATCCGGTTTATCAATTTCTTTATTGATTACCCCGTATTTATCAATGGGCGTAGGTCTTGCGCCGGTATTGGCGTAAAATTCCAAAGGTACTTGGGCAAAAGTAAGAGTCAGTTTGGTAAAAAAGTCGCTCAAGTTCTTTTTTACGCTATCCACTTTGACAAGTTCGCTATGGTCTAACACATAGACTGGCGTAGTGCTAGATAACCGGGGCCTAAAGAAAAACACGCCTTGCCTATCTACACCGAACTCATAGCCGGAAATAAGTGCAAAATCTTGCAACGCTTCCAATACCGTGGAATTGCCTAAATTGACGATATTTAGCACGAGCGTGCTTGCGTAAAAGTATGTGCTTGGGCCTTTAATATCAAAGCTTGCCTGGTTATCCGGTACGCCTAAAACATAGTACAAGTACCGCTCCGGGCGCGACATATTTACATCAATGTTATACGAGTATGCACCGCTCCAAGTGGCCCCGGCGTCCGTTGAAAAATACGCGTTTAGGAAATAAACCGAATTGTCCGGAAGTTCGGCTTGTACCGCGCCCCACGCTTGCCCTCCGGCGGTCATATCCAAAGTGTCGGTTACAATGCAAGGGGTTGTAAGGTTTGCGCCGCGCGGTACAAGGTTATTATCGTAAAAATTCCAACTTTGATTATAGGCGTGGAAATCTTTTACGTCACCACTCCTTCCGTTTCTATAACTGCCTTGAAAATGGTAGTCCATAGACCCGGTTATAGTACAGGTAGCCATTTGCGCACCTTCTCGGTAAACTGTAACCGTATTTCCACGACGTGAAATTGTTAGCGGACCGGAGGGGTTTGTGGTTGATGAATGCGCTTCTCTATACGAATTAAGCAAAGTTGCCGTTCCGTTTACAATTTGGTGCACATAAATTGTTTTTGAGGAAGCGATCATTGATCTGACATTTCCAATTCTTACGCTGATACCGTTTTTTACGCCTGCAACGCCTATATTACGGCTTCCGTCATTTACTGTGTTTGAATTATACTCATCGCCGAGAGAAATAATTGTACTACCCGACGTAACCGTTGAGCCGCTTGTTTCGTTTATTAATGAAATTTCAAAGTTGTAATCAAAGTTTTGCGGCAAAATGTTCGTGCAATTCCCTTGGTTAGTTTTTGCCCAAGAGCCGCCATAAGTAGGACGCCAATTAAACTTATAGTCCGGAGCAGGGTTGCCATAATATCCAAGAGCGGCAAGTAAAGGACTTGCAGTTGACGGACTACGCACCGCAGTTGTCCACGCTACGGGTTGTATATCTTCGGTGGCCCCGGTATATCCGCCCAAACCGGCTAACCCGGCTACAATTTCCTCAATGGCAAGACCGCGTTTCCAATAGTAATAATCTACCGTAAAAGTCTGCCCGAAAACGGTGCTATTTTTTACCTCAATAACCGCGTTATAGTTTAGTTTGTTTAGGTCGCTTACTTCGTAATCTACGCCCTCATAAAGCTTTACCCCGTTTGCGTACAGGGCAGTAATACCGCCCACGCCTTTTTGCGCGGTTAAATAAAATTCTTCATTGTTATCCCCGGTATGGTCCAGGGTTAGCACTTCCCCGGTTACTTTATCGCTAAAATCTTTGGCTTCAATATCCTTTAACATTTCCAACGGGGAAACAAGTTTCAAATCTACCTGGTATTTATCCGGTTTGTGCGCCGGAAGTTCCTTAATAACCCCGGTAAACAAGGGAGTGGAATTGTTTTGCCAAAAAAAGTGCGCACCGTTAAACCAATACTCCCCGTTTACTTTGATGTAAGTATAATTCAAATCTATGGAGCCCCTAAAGTAAAATCCAGCGCTAGGCAAGTTCCCAGAACCAAGTTGTAAATTAAATTTGTTCCCACCATTTATGTATGCACTAGAAACGAGTTCCCCTACAACTGAATATACTGTATTATCTTCAGACAAGGACAATATATACTTGCTACCCGTAAATTCCAATTTAACAAAGTAATCTGTATTTGTAGAAAGTTCCTGTGTGCTTTTAATTTCCCCGATATTAAAGTTAGAAGCCCCACCTAAATTACAAAGGAGCTTTTGGTCAGTAAATATCAGTATTCTAATTTTCCCAGCCGTGTTTACTCCAACAAAATACTGTCGTTCACCAGTTTCAGTAAATCTAATTTTAGTTGAAATTACAAATGGTTTTGTAGGGTCAAAATTGTTAATCCGCAATACATTTGAAGAGCTAAACCCGCTAGCCACCCCTTCAGTAGTAATCGTAGGACTTCCAACCACGGTGTACCCAACTTGCGTAGGATATGGGTTTATTGGCGTGTTAAGACCGTAATAAAGCACTACTTTAGATCCGTAAACTTGGTACCCTTCCGGGAAATAACTGTTTGGCGTGCCCTCTACAAAGTAATTTTTTGTATCTTCCAAGGTTAAAGTTACGTTGTTGGCATTGTACTGCGCCACCTCGTTTACGTCTAACGTCATAGATAGCGTGTTAGGTTTAGCAATTAAAGCACTAATATCAATGGGCGTATCTTCCAACGCAAATTTATTGTTCACGCTATCCCATTTATTGCGGTACAATAGTGCAAAGGGTTTAAGACCGGCTAGGTCTTTGCCCTTCATAAAGTTGGCTAATTGCGTAGGTAGAGTTATCATAATTCGTTAAATTCCAAATCTAATTTAAATAGGTGCGTTTTGCGGTCCAGTTCCCAACTGTACTCGCGGCTTACAGCGCACTCATAAATTCCGTCTGCTTCTAAATCTTGGTATGGCACGACCGTCATTTCCCCTAAATCGGCCTGCTCGGTCAATAAATCAAATTGCGCTTGTGGCAAGTTTTCCATTTTAATCTTGCCTACCCATTTTTTATAATCGGCCCAGTGGATATAATCGCCATTTAATACGCGGAAACTGCCCTCATTTGCGTCTATCTTGTAATTACTATCCGTAAGGGCGCACAGGTTGCAAATAAAGCCATAAATGCCCATTTTGCCCGAAATATCCGCCGGGTTTGTTCCGTCCGGCACGGTTACGCGGATAGAACTTGTTAAAGCCGGGGTTTGCGCCTTCAAAAGTACCGTGCTTTGGGTATTATCTGCCAAAGTTAATAGCGTACTGTACGCACCGCCCGCGTTTGCCGCTTCTACCGTCATATTTACAATGTTGGTATCTTGCAAAATTAAAGTATCAATAGTGCGGTTTACCGGGTTTCCGTAGCGGTCCACAAAATACACCGTAACCGTGTAGGGTGTTGTTTCGCTAATCGTTCTAATATCTACCGGGTTGGCGGTTGCGTCTTGCGTAAAATTCAAATAGTTTTGGCTTAAAAATATGTACGGTTTCATTGTCATACGCTATACCCCTGTTGTTCTTGCCCGGTTTTGTAATTGATGTTTGCAAACTCCAACGCTTGCACCGTGCCCGTGCGTGCCGCGTCTGTTAGTTGTTCTAAAATGGCTTCTACACCGCCTGTGGCCTGTACATTGATGTTCACTACTACGCCACCCATAGCACCGCCGCTTTCTTCCGCAATAGCACCGCCGATACGACGCATGGCTTGGCTATCGTCCAAAGGCAATACCGCTTCGTCGCTACCGCCTTCCCCGATAACCGCAGGCACACCCCCGGTAACTGCCTTTACAAGTCCACCTTCGGCAAGTTTGATACCGCTAATTTGCGCTACGTTTCCTAACCCGTACGCAATAGCCGCCGCGGCCGCCGCCGCACCCAAGGCAGGCCCGATTATTGGAATAGGTGCAAGGGCCGCATACGCGGAGTTGGCGGCTTGATATGCCGAAATAGCCGCCTGTGCCATACCTTGCGCCTTTTGTACCGCCATTTG